TTTGGCGTACCTTACGAAGCTGCCAAGGATAATCTTTTGCGTGACGTCACCATCGCAGAATCCCAAGGACTAGATCTGAGAATATTCGCCGGAAACGAAAGTCGATTTAAGTTTCCAGAGTTCGATACAAACATCGTTGTACGCGTACACAAGAAACCGACTCCACACGAAAAGCTCGAAAAGCTCTCCAGTAAAGTCCAGCGACTTGAGCAGGAGCTTAAGCTCGCAAAGACACAGCTCAAGCACATGGCAGAGCAACTGGTTATCTCTGGCGAATGTGACGAACAAACAGAGCGCATCGTTCTAGCTTTTACTCGACTCCGTAAGTAAACTCTAAAGACATACAACGTATTAGATATCTTAAACGGTCCGGGCTTGTGCCACGGGTTCGAGTCCTGTATCGTTTTCGTGGGCTGCGAGGAGCCCAAGTTGGAAGCGCGACCCCTTCCCCTTAAAGGAAGGGGTTTCCTTCTTTTATCCATCACAACAAATTGTTTAACTAACACAAATGACTTCTCACTATCTGCTTTCCTGCTCGATCTCTGCGGATGTTCGACAATCTGTGCAGATCAAATTTAATGATCTGAAGCTTCCTCAATCTGTCGTTGATACGCTTGAGCGCAACAATACGGTAAGCCTGCGTCCCAACCTTTCGAATGCGCTTAAAGCAGAACTTGATTCGCTTCGCGTTATGCAGCGCGAACTTTATGACAGCTATTGCATTCATAGTGGTGACTCTCACTTTGTCACTTCTTCCTACTTTCATTTGGCTAATGACTTAATTAAGAAGATTCGGAAAGCTGCTCAGGATGCGAACGACAAACTCAAAGACCTGTGGGAGCAGGAGTTTGAGGCGTGGCAAGCTACAGCAGAAGGTATTTTGCGACCGCTCTTTAACGATTCAGATGAATTCAAGTTGGCTTTTGATGCCTATATGAAATTCTTCCCGACGAAAGATGAGTACAAAACACCCATCCGAGTCTCTGTTCTGGGTCCACTTCCTGTTTCCATGGAGCGTGTGGAGAAACCCATTGACGGTGATCTCAATTCGCTGCTGATGTATGAGAATCAAATTAACACTCAGCAAGTTTTAGAAGCCGCAAGAGCAAACGCTGCAGACAGAGCACTGCAAATCAGTGCTGAGCTTCTGGATGATCTTGATGTTCGCCACGTGTCGAAGATTGGGAGGCAGCAAACAGGCGGCAACAAGAAACGCGGAAGCTGGCAGATAACTGCTCAGAAACTCAAGCTGATTAGCGACAGTGTTCCTGGCTTCGAAAACCTGGCAGATCTTTCTAACCGACTGTACAAATCAGGTTGTGACATCCAGTCGCCCGATCGAACTGTAAGGGACAATGCGACTACAGAATTCTTTGCTGTGCAAGATGAAATCAGGAATGAGCTTGAGAATCTAGTTAACTCTAGGGATCAATCTAAAGGACTAGACACGCTCAAGCAATCTCTGGCTCTTTCCTCCACATACAAAACATTGTGTGACCGGATTAAAAACGCCGAGAACTCAAACTCACTAAACCTTTTAATCAAGGATGCAAACCTTGAGCTAGATGTTTATGCACAGCGGTCTAAGCAACTTAAGAAACTAATCAATCAGCGCAAAGAGCTTATCGGCGCAGCTGGAGACAACCTTGACGATCTCCTGGCGGAGATCACTGACGTAAACGAGAACAACGAAACTAACACGACTGAGGAGGCAGACTTCTGATGGATCGTCTCGTGCACACCATAGAATGCACTGTAGGGTACTTAAAAGATATAGAAAGCTACACAAATGACATTGTGCAGGCTGTAACCTTTACTGACTTTGAAACAGCTCACCGAAAACTAATGGAGATTAACAAACTGCTTAAAAATGAATGCTGGATTGGGCTTGGGTATCTTCCATTCCCACGGCCGAACTCTCTTTTAAAGGAGGGAAGCAATGCCTAGGGAAACGGTTTCAAAGTTTCATTTGGTGGACATCCCTATTAAGAAAGCAAACGGATCGCACACAGTTATAGAGATACAGGTTTACTACAAGAAAGCTGGTTCCAGTCCGGGCCACTTTTTAATAGAGCCCGAAATGGTAATTATAGATGACCAAAAGATACCCGTACCTCAACTGAAACATACAGATGTAAAGGAGCTTTGTGAACGCATTAGAAAAAGTGTAGAGCAGCACATAACCGAGGAAAAACTAAACTTCTGCTTGTATGTAAAGACTACAGAACCAGAATACATAGAAGTCCCTTCCGTGTATCAGGTAGTTAATTACGATCGGCCGCTGCCTAGTCTCAATCACCTTTATTTGGCCACGGGGTCCGACGGTTCGGTTTTTAAAACTGAATCTAAAGAAGGAAGTAAAAGGAGACTGGTTTTTTTAGACGAACTTGATTACATAAAAAGAAACTACACGAAAGTAGATGACGAAGAAAGATATGCACAACTAAAAACAGAACTAGGAGATGTAGCAGACGCAGCTAAAGGAATGTTATTTAACTGCCATAAGGAGCAGTACGAAAAAGAAGTTAAAGCGAAATGGAAAGAGTTTTGCAATAGCTTGACACCTACGCCCACTACAGCAACAACCTCAGACCAAGATCTTTCAACCATCCTGCAGGCTTACTCAAAATGAACGACCAACTCTTCGCCAAGCTTCAAAACTTCCGTGGCGCACTTAATAACGCCACTTTGGAAAGGGAGCACGTAATCGACGGACTCCTCGCCACACTCCTAAGCAAGCAGAACGCATTCCTGCTTGGTGTACCCGGAACAGGTAAATCTGATCTGGTGCGCAACATCTGCAACGGAATCAGCAAAGCAAATTACTTCGGTTATCTGCTGACCCCGACGACAGACCCATCCGAAGTGTTCGGGCCTGTAGCAGTAACCAAACTGCTTAATGACGAGTACACAAGAGACACAGACGGGTATCTGCCTAACGCACACATTGGTTTCTTGGATGAGCTGTTCCGAGGCAGTTCCGCAATCTTAAATTCGCTACTGACTCTGCTAAACGAACGCACCTTTAATAACGGAAAAGAACTTATTCAAACTCCTATTCAATCCATCGTAGCCGCTACAAATAGCTGGCCTGATGAAGAGTCGCTCCAGGCATTTGCTGACCGCTTTCTGTTTCGTCCGACTGTAGATCTGCTGAAGAAACCAGTTTCAAAACGGAAACTAGATGAGTGGGGCTTGGGTTTGGTAGAGCGACCCACGGTAGGCGAGCACCTTTCCCTGGAAGAACTTACCGAGCTTCAGGTTGCTGCAAACAACCTAAAAGTATCTGAAGAGTTCTTGGATCGATTTAACAGTGTGTGGGAGATGCTGGCCAGCCGAAACATCACAATCAGCGACCGGCGACGTATTCAAATTCTCAAGTTCTTAAAAGCTTGGGCTGTAGTACAGGGCGACGACGAACTGTTCCCTGATCACATGCACAATAGCTTGGTGCACATTGTTTACCAAACACGCGAAGATCAGGAAGTGATCATCGAAGTCCTTGAGCAGGAAATACCCACGGCGGATCGCGTGTTTAATGATGCGAAGAGAGCTGCAGCAGGCATTATGTCTGAGTACAACGCTCACGCTCATCGGTATAAGGCTAAAGGCATCGGAGAGCTGAACGATTTTGTTATCAACCTCCGTAAGTATCACAAGGACATGCAAACAGTTAGGGATAAGGTTGGAGAAATCCTTGACGGCACTCGTTTCAGGATGTCGGTGACAACTCGCTCAACTGGTGTCAAACTCCAGCAGAGCCTGCAAACACACTGTGACACCCTCGCCCGAGCAATCAGCGAACTTAGTAAATGATTCTCTGAGCTTTGATTCCGACGGCGTAGCCGTTATTTATAAGCAGGACGATAGAGGACACGACTGTTACCAAGTTCATCTGAGTAACGGCGTGTCTTCTACAGTATCGTCAGCTCATCTCGTTGAAGAACGAAAGGTTCAACTTCTTCGGATGTATCCGATCCACCCATGAACACCACGACACACACCGAGATTATTCGGCTCGTTGAGAATGAGCCTTTGACCATTGCGTGTTCTGCGCTCGCTGACTTCTTATGGAATGACTTCATCCGTGATGCAAGACCCTGCGTCACATACTTGATCGACCACTACAAGATCAAACAACTTTCTCGTTTCGGGAAGGAACTGTTCGAACGTCTGTATAACGCGGACAATGTTCAGTGGTTAGTTACAGAACAAGCCTTCGAGGATTACTTTCGAAAGATGTGTGACGGGGATAAAACGGCAATCCCCGAGGGTTATAAACCAGAGAACGGGATCTGGTATTCCATAATGTCAGATCTATCTCAAGCAGCGGCGTGGCCTGAGCTACTGCGTCGAAGCGTTGGGAATCAATTCAATGCAGGCAACAATGCCGTAAACATCCTGAACGAGCTGTCGAAAGTAATCGAAGAAGCCATAGAAGAAAACCAGTTCAACGTTCAGCTATTAACAGCAGCAGGACAAAAGCTACAGGAACTCAGAGAACGTTTTAAGAAAGCTGTTGAATCTGGTGACAGCGAAGCAGCGGATAAAGCTCGGCGAGAAGGAAAGGCACTTAACCAAGCAATCGCAGATGCTATTCAAGAAGCTAAGGAAAAAATTCAGAGCCAGTCACATAAAATTATCGACAAGGCTGTAAAAGCAAACGACGAGACGCAAGAAGGTTTGTCCACGCTGCACGGAGACCAGGAAGGGAAAGGTTCGCATATAGCAAACCTCCAGGAGAAGCGGGAGCTAGCTAAAAAAATTTCTAGAAACCCAGAACTTAAAAAGCTCATCAAGAAACTGGGTGCTCTCCGACGGATTTGGAACGAAAGAAAGAGGGCTCGAAAGATCCGAGATCAATACGAATCGATCACTGGAGCACAGTTCGGCGACAACATCACTAAGGCATTCCCTGCGGAAATTGCTCTCGCAGGCAGCCCAGAGGGTAGAGCTTTGTTCGCTCTGAAGTATGCTCAAAAAACACTGCTCACAAAAGACTACACAGCGCACAGAAAAGATGTAGGTAAGGGTCCGATTGTTATGTACATCGATGTGTCTGGTTCGATGAACGGAGAATCAGAATTATGGAGCAAAGCAATTGCTTTTGTAATTGCTGAGGAAGCTCTTAAAGAGAACAGGGCAGTACAGATTCACTTGTTTGATACCCGTATCAACGGCTCCGTGGAACTACTGGGAGACCGAAAGAACAACGCAGAGTTACTTAACTTTGTAGGAACTTGGACACTAGGAGGAGGAACCAGCTTTAACGCTGTGGTCGCCCACGCTCTGGATTGCGCCAAACTGGATGCTCACACCGATGTGCTGATGATTACAGATGGGCACAGCGACGTTCACGAAAATTTTATTCGACGTCTAAACCACTTCAAACAAACAACGGGAACACAATGGAACACAATCTGTATCAATACAGAAGTACCCAGTGTCTGTAAACAGTTTAGTGATGAAGTTTACTCTGTAAACCTCTACAGCCCTGATGCTACAATTGATGCTATTCAACGTTGCATCCGGTAGGTAGTGCCCCTTAGACACGCCTACTGATCTTGATTCAATGAAAAACGACGCAGCTACAAAAATTAAATTAATCGAGTCTGCGTACTGTGGATACAATGATTCAGTAGACGTATTAAGTACATGGATAAAGCGCTGCATACAAAACCTTTACTTACAAAAAGGTGACGAGAGTAAGTACACTCACCGTTTTAAAGATTGTCATATCGAATTCTTAAGTAGGCAACTCCTATTCTCAATAACGAAAACAGAAAGAACATCAGAATATATAGACCAAGGTGTTATTTATGACATCGGTATAAGCGTAAAGCCTTACTTAAAAACGCTCTATGGCACAGACGAAATGACGTCTATACAAGAAACAATATCTTTAGAAGAGGCTGACTTTGCTGAGCTAAGCGCAGCAATAAGTAGAGACGTAGATACTTGGTGCTTAAACGTAGATGTAGTTTTTAAAAGCATCTCTAAAGTCACGCAGAAAACTTAAAGAAACATTAAGATACTCCGTAGGCTCTTGCCTATCTCCTTCTCTTTTCTATCCTTGACAAGTCGCGTCATTTTGACATGAACATCCAATTCTCCCTGGCAGGCACTGCTCTCAATTCCGAGGAGGCTCTTGCCCTCCTCGAAAGCACAAAAGGAAAAGGCTCTAACTCAGTAATCGAACTGGAGCGAATCATTGACATCAATGAACTTGATGCAAATGTCTTGTTCCAAACTGCTGTTGCCACGGGGGACCAAAACCTCGCTTCACTGGCTTGGAAAATCTCAGTCTCTAAAAAGACTGAACCTCAACCGGTAAAAGAAACTCCAAAACTTACGCTTGTAACTCCTGCGAAGAAACTACAGGATCTCGACAGCATCATTGATTACCTTAATAAAACAAGTTCGTACACTTCAACAGGTGTCGCGATGCTGCTGAAGATGTCAGCAGGAAAAGAATGGTTCACCTTGAGGGAAACGGCAATTCATTTCGCAAACACTATCTTTGCCGAAGATCGCATGTTGATTACTTCTAAGTTCTTTAGAGGTTTTGAGTATGTCGATGGGAAGCTGAGCCCTATTGATTACAACGGAAAGATCGAACGCAAGAAAACGTTTCACGTATCCCCCATGTATATAGCTTTACGTGAAGGTCTTGTGTACTGCACTCGGAACGAGCTGCTAGAGCAAGTTCGCGTCCTGTCAGTGGGAGCTCCCTACGTCGACCAGCCCACGCCGTCTGTGCAAGCTACTCGGCGCGTCTACTACAAGATTCGCGCCACCGAGCGAGGGAAGCAGCTCGCGGAGATGTGGGCGGATCTGGATCGGTACATCGTCCGCAACTTCGCAGCACAAATCCCCGCGAAGGTTTCCTGAAGGTTTAGCTTCATCCGTTCCAAGGTAAACTCCAGGTGCGTCGCTCAAAACGGCGCACCTTTTTTATCTCTAAAAATGAACTTCGTTCTTGTCGATTCCAACGAAAAGTGTGCGCAAGCTTTAAACAAGATCGAGCGCTACGAAAAGATTGTGCTTGATACCGAGACCACGGGGCTCGACTCGTGGATCGCTAAGCTTCGCCTTATTCAGATTTGCTCAGCTTCGACGGACGATTTGGAGGATCCTGTTTATATATTCGACGCGTGGAGAATAAACGTAGCTCCCTTAGTGGACTACATAGTCACACGAAAGACTATGGTATGCCACAACGCTAACTTCGACTTACAGTTCCTGTACTCAATAGGTTGCGATTTTAAAGGAAACGTTTTCTGCACATACATCGCAGAGCGAATCCTAAGAGCAGGCTTTAAAGAGAAAAAGATCGCGCCTAAAACAAGAAAGCCCTACTTTGCCGACGTCTCCTGTGGTCTCAAGGCAGTCGCCGAAAGGAGATTGGAGATCGAGATTTCTAAAGAGGAACAAACAAGCGACTGGTCTTCAGAAGACCTAACAGAGAGCCAACTTGTTTACGCCGCAAAGGACGTAAAGATACTTCCGCTGATTGCAAAACAACAGTTCGAAGAATTAAAAGAAGAGAACCTACTGGGGCTTTACTCAATCGAGAGCAAGTGCATCCGCCCTGTGGCTTTGATGTGCCGAACAGGGTTTGCAATCGACGTAGAAAAACTCAAAAAGCTAAAAGTAAAAATCGAAGAAACACTGAACCGTAAGACAGAAGAGTTCGTAAAAGATCTAGATTCTCGCATCCAATTTGTTGATAGGAAGCTTCCAAGAAACCCAGACGGAACCATTGCTATCGGTAAAAAACGCTTAAAGGAGTTCAACCCCAGCTCCACGGCGCAACTGATTGCGGCATTCGAAGCCAGCGGCATCGATATCCCTATCGATCAACAAACGAAAAAGCCGACGCTAAATCAAGTTGCTCTTGCGGAGTTCGATAGCGACGACCCGACACTAATGCTCTACAGAGAAAGAGCAAAAATCGAAACTCAACTAGAACACGTAACTAAACTAATCGATAACATAAACCCTGTATCACACAGAATACACTCGGGTTATAACCAATGCGGGGCTAACTCAGGAAGGTTTACCAGCAGCGGAGCACCAAAAACAGCTAAGACAAAACAAAAAACTGTTTACGGAATCAACATTCAGCAGGTTCCACGCTCGAAAGAATTCCGAGAGGTTTTCGTGGCGAGCCCTGGCTACAAACTCGTCATCTGCGACTGGGCTCAGATTGAGCTTCGTTTGGGCGCAGAGTTAATCAACATCCCTCAAATGAAAAAAGCTTTTACAGAAGATATAGACCTGCACACACTAACGGCAAGCCTCATCTACAAAAAACCGATCGACGCCGTTACAAAGGACGAGCGACAGGACGGAAAGACACTTAATTTTGCGTTGTTGTATGGAATGGGCTACAGAAAATATAAAACTTATGCCGCACAAAGCGGTAAGATCATCACCCTATCGGAAGCAAAAGTAGCACACACCGCCTTCCACGCTGCGTATCCGAGGCTTAAACAGTGGCACCAAGAGAGGGCAGCCCTGGTTGCAGACGGTTGGGCATACACCAGAACAGCCTGTGGTAGAAGGAGACTTCTCAGCTACGACGATGCAACCATGATGTGTAGCGCAAACACACTCATCCAAGGCTCAGGAGCTGACATTTTGAAGATTGCGATTTCGAACCTAAATCAGCACTTAAATGAGGACGTAAGGCTCGTTGCATGTGTACACGACGAACTGGTGCTCGAAGTTAAACAAGAGCAAGCAGAAGAATATAAAACAATACTAGAAACAACTATGATTAATGCTGCAGAAACTGTGTTATCCACGGTGCCTGCCTCAGCCGATGCAAGTGTCGGCGACTCGTGGGCAGCTAAATAACGAATGGCGGTTTCCCTGCGAGCGCCCTGACCAAATACAAGCTAAACTCCGGCCAGCATCACAAAAACTGTGTCACTTGTAAAACTTGAAATTAATCTCGATAAAGAGGTTTATACCGTAAAAGTAGGTAACAGTTACCGAGGGGTTATCGTAGGTGATAACACTCTGTATCTTACTGACGAAGAGTTTGACTCCCCATTAAAGGCAGCAAACACCGCGAGAAAACTGAAACGTGAAAATAAAATCGTAAGAACTATTAAGAAAAATAGTAATCCTAGCTATTCTACCAGCCAGACTAAAATAAACAAAGTCAAAAAGCTTTATTCCGAAACCGAAGTGGCCTCACTAACCCATTTAAGGTTTCGGGAAGCTTGGATAATCGTAGCTCCTGCAGGAGGATATGTAAAAACTATGCTAACAAATAATAAAGTCGTAGACTATTCTAAAAAACCAGAAGACGCGTTAATCTTTAACACATACGAAGATGCCAGTACAAATCAGAAGACTTTAAATTTAACTGTACGTAATGGACATTTCCTGCGTAGGTTTTTTATGGAAGTTAAGTGATGTGTGTGGAGAGTAAGGTCGGGATTATAGATCCGTTGCTAATATAATTTTAAAGCGCGCTTACCCACCTATAAGATGGACGACCGGTTAGCTGGGGATGTTTTCGGGTTTGGTTTTCCCGTAGAAGACAAAGAGGAAAGCAAGTCAGCGCTAGCTCAGTATTTCCCTGAACTTCAGTTATACAGCAAACTTGGTGGTAAAGGAGGGCGTGGCGGACGTTTAGGTCGCGGTAGCGGTAGCCCTGCAATGCAGGCATTTACAGCTCCTGCACCTAAACCACAGCCAACGACGCAGCCGACAACACAACCAACGGCACAGCCGACGCAGCAAACCAATGTTGGTGACTTACTTAATCAGTCGATGCAAAAATTCTTAGACGAATGGAAGAAGAGTCAAAGCACAACCGAAACGACGAGTCCGAAGAAAGAGGATCAAACAACTAAACCCGTCGAAGACACCAGAGATCTGTTCCAAGGGCAGGAGCGTGTGTTTAAAGCTCTGAATCCCAACCCGCAATCACCTAGGGAAGCAATTACAGCGCTTTACGAAAGTAAACTCGGCCGAACTCCAGCAGAATCTGAAATTCAAAGCTGGTTAACTAACCCCGTGTTTGAGGATAAAGGCTTAACCGCAGGGGAATGGGAGCAACTGAACCGAGGGTTTGAAACAAGCACAGAATATTTAGGACTTAAGAGAAACACACCGGGCAGCACATACACCGTGCCGAAAGGCGGCTTACCTGCTCGTACTCAAGAGCCGGTCAGTGCCGCGACTCCCACGCCTGCACCGGCTCCTGCTTCTACTCCCGCTCCTGCACCGGCTCCAGCTCCTACACGTAGCTTTACCCCAGAAAACCCGAATCCTCAGACCCCTGAGGAAGCTGTTAAGTACCTGTACCAAACTCAACTGGGACGTACTCCTTCCTCTTCCGAGGTTTCTAGCTGGACCGCAAACCCTGTGTTCGCCGATAAAGGCTTAACTTCATCTGAATGGAGTCAGCTAATCTCCGGTTTCCAATCCAGCCCTGAGTACGCAAGCGCCCGGCGCTGAACCTGATATGCTCACGTAAACAACAGTTTTATGTGAGCATTACTCAGAACTACGGACTAAAGGTAGTTAAAGCAAACAAACACTGCTGGCTATCCTTAGCTGCGCATGACAACAACCACGCTCAGGCTCAAGCTAAGGATATACATCGGGCGCTGAAAGCGGATAAATATTTACTCACTTACTCCTCTAAAAAACACAGTACGCTATCTGACTTATTTGAGCGTCTAGCGTTCAATAAATTTACACATGACTGTTGCGATGAGTGGGATTACCCCGTAGCTAACGGGGTGCCATGCACGTACGTGTTAGGTCAACGTTTTTACATAAGAAAAATAATTTTAAGTTACTTAGACATACCAGAAGATAACGTGATAAAACCATCTTGTAATAATAAAAATTGCATAAACCCATATCACTTTAAATATCTGCCTGAAAAAAATTCCAAACTGACTAGCGGAGATCTGAAATTGCTCCTAGCCTATCGGGGCCAAGGCACTGGGGTCGCCCAGACCGCTTTGGCCCTCAACGTCCACCGCTCAACGATCTACAGAAACTTAAAACGATGAACGTGTTCATCCTCGGTCTCCGCGTCACTGCGGCAGCGCAAGAAGACGAGGGAATCCTGAACGTCCTGGCGGAATCTCTACCGTCGAACGACAAACGAGTCCCGACCAAGGTTCAGCTTCTTCAAAGTTCAACTCACTACGTCGGCAAACTCTTAAAGGAACTGAACGAAAACGATACGGTCCTAGCTTTAGGTCCGACCCGGCCCACCATCGACGGGGTTCTTCAGATGCAACCAATGTTGGTTGTAACTAAAGAGAACTTTGATGATCTCCTTGCCATAAACCTGTTCATCGCCACGGGTGGACTTGGGCCTAAGTCCGAAGAGGTTGAACTCTCAGACACTACTGTTACTAACCGTTCTCTTGCTTGGCAAGCTGATAACGGAGAGACAGCGTGGTTCAAGCTGACTGCCTGGGCTGAACTTTCTAAGCAACTTTCTGAACTCGCTCCGGGAACACCGACCATCGCTGTCGGTAAGGTCTCGACCAGTGAGAAAGACGAAAAGTTCTATCTAAACTACAACCTGGATAAGGTTCTCTACCTTCCCAAAACTTCTAAGTCTGCTCCAAAAAAAGCTGCAGATCCTGAGAAGGGTCGTGTGGCGGCAGCAGCTCTCGGTTCGATTGATTTCTCTCTCTGATTCTGACTAATCATGGTCTTCATCGCTGGACAATTCTCGGCTGACGAAATCCTCTGCAATCTTCCTCCTCACACGCTTCGGATTGATCTACAAGCACGACGCTGGAAGTCTGACGTTGATCCGGACAGCGCAATTGTTGACAGGAACGATAACGGGATTCCCATCGAATTTATTTTGCTGGGTTTCACTCCGTTCTTCGGCAATTTAGGTCTGCGCAACCACGAGGAATTTATTCGCATCGCCTACATCGGAGTCACTCCGAACCATAGGTTGTTGCCTCCTCGCTGTGTAACAACCTCGATGATTTCTGGTAAATCATCTCAGAAGAACTTTATCAGCTACTTCCAAACGCTGTACAACAATCGTATTAACTGCGCATCCGTAATCACCTCAAGCAAGTTCGTAACGCGTAGCTTCAACGAACGCGATCCGCTCACCGGAGCAGATGGCGCAAAGATCAACTTCAACGCACTTGAATTTACAGACCGTCCCCCTGCAAATGAAGAGGAGGCTTCCTTAATTACAGACGTAAATGACTGGCTTGCAACGACAGGAACATCGCTTGCCACGGCGGCGCTCAAGTCTCACATTCCTGGATCGAATCTGGTTGAGCTACCTCTTGGCTCAGATCATGCGCAGATCAAGGCCCAGTTTGCGGAAGCGAATCCAAGGCAAGACCAGAAACCTCTGGCGGGAGGCTACGTTGCTACTAAGTCTCTGCAGTCTGCTGGTGTGGATGATGCGGGTGCAACTGACGAACCTCCGTCGGCCAAGCCTAAGAAAGCAGTCCAACTGACGGAAGAACAGGCAAAGGCCCTTGGGTTAGAATTCTGAGGGACATTGAACATTGGGGAGCTAGAGATCGGCACTGCCGGTCTCTTTTTTTATGAAGCGAATTCTATTCCGGACTAAATCAGACTCCTTCTGGTGCTCGCTTTACCTGCACCTCATAGCTCCACGAGTTTTAAACCTGGCTCTCATCGTGAATAAATCCAAGCGAGCATCGAACGATTGGTGCGAAAGTCGAAACAACAAACGCAGGCGCAGAGCTTTAAAAGAACAAAAAAAGAAGACACTAAAACAGCTAAGAGCTTGCTACGTCTTAGTAGCTAAGGCAATATTTCGAGCCCCAAACGATCACCACATACTCATTAAAAATGACTTCAAAAAAGCTCAGAATCTGTCGAGGTACGTGGAGAGACTGGGTTTTGATTGTATTCCGCAGGATGGTCAACTTTTTTGGGTTCTAACAGCTCAGAAAAGGCAGGCAATGTTACGCCATTTTGAGCACACCATTTGGACAAACATGCAAATAGATGCCCCCGAATTAAATACTGCTTATGCACAATCTCAAAAATCTCAAGAAGCTGCTCCTTATCTAACTTCTTCGCATCCATCAACACTCGTTGATGCAGAAAATTCTGTTCAGGTGTTGTCCACTCAAGATTTAACATAATCTTTAGAGCGTGTGTGCTTACTATAAATGCTAATACCAGCCAGATTCGGAAATAATCGCTAAGCTCAGCAAACCCTCATCATCAAAGGTTTTGACAACGTTCTACAGCATCCCTAAGGGCGTGACCCACGCGCTGATCAAGCACAGCTACATCACCGGATCGATTCTCGTCCCGCATGATCCTTTAGGAATTTTAAGTGATCATCTTCGATCTCATAATTTCCAGGTGACTCGAAACGAAGTCGAGGAGAACCTTACGGATCCCATTTGGTGGGTATCTGAAAAACAAAAGAACTACGACTGGGTTATTGCCTCGACCATGGGTCTCGGTCAATACACCGAGTACATTCTGGAATACGGAATGCAGATTGCTAAGGAAGGCATCGCAGTTCTGGATCGGTTGTCCTTCATCGAACCAGTGGCCAGGAGAAAAACCTTTTTACTAAAGAACAAACTATCGAACATGATCGTGCTGAACCCGCGCCCTAAGTTCAGGGCGATTGGTTCCACGAAGGATTCGGTAACAAGCTGCTGGTTTGTTTTTCAGCACCCCGACAAGTGGCGGGATGGCACACAAGTGTCCTTCGGCTTAAATTGGGACCGCGTAGACCCCCTGCCGCCCCTAGAGTAATGTCATCAAAATCACAGAAGTTCGAGGCGTTCCAGAAGTCTATTCTTGAGCAGCTAATCATTACGAACGCAAAGCTTGACAAAGTTTGCTCTCTGTTGATTTCTAATCAACTCCTGCAGGAGTGTGTGTCACCCGAAGGGCAGCCACGCACTGCCATTGAGTGCGCAGAGATTGTTACAGAGAGTTTCTGTGCAGGCATGTGCTTATCAGAAGATCTGAACGCACACAGCAAGGAATTCGATTACCAACGATCTGAATTTTTTGTGGATGATGACGAAGACGATAGTCAAAACAATTATGAGTCAGATGATGACGATGATGAAGGCCCGTCCCAAAGCCATCCTTCCCTGACGTTTTAATGAAAAAGGGTTAGCATTTGTTTAATTCGACACAAAATTGTGTCCCAAACACGGTTAACCCTTAACGGCTTACGTCATTACCAATGCGCTGGTGTTTCTAAACCACTGCCTTCGGTAACGAGTGTCCTCTCGGCTACACAGACAGAGGAAACACAGAAAAAACTGGCGCATTGGAACATCCTGAATCCTGGCGTTGCCGAGAAAGCGGCAGAGCGTGGGACGTGGATCCACTCTGCTACAGAGAACTGGATCCGTGGATTACAAGTAGAACCTCCGAAGGAGTACAAACCTTACTGGGATGGTATGCCTGAGAAGCTAGAAGAGCTTCTAGGCAACGGAAAAGTATTATGGTCAGAAAAACCTTATAACCAACCTCAGTGGTCTAAATATGTAGGGGACGATGGTGTAGGACGTATTCATTATTACGACGAAATAACAGGTTATGGATACGCAGGATGCTGCGACATTATTTACATAGACGGAAACGGAGAAACAGTTTTAGGTGACTTTAAAACGTCGGTTGGACCTTATAGTTACAAGTTCCCACGAGCTGGTTCAAACATCGATGACAAGCTGAGGAGAGCCTTAATCTCAGGAGTATTCAAACTAAAGAAAACACAACTTCAATTAGCCGCGTATAAGTTAGCGGCGGAAAAATGCTTAGGCATTTCGATCGATAAAACACAAATCATCGTCTCAACAGCTATTCCGGAATTTTCAGTTCAAGTTTTCACTTTTGGTAAAAATGACATCGAAAAACATGAAGAACAGTGGATGGAAGTCCTTAAAAAGTTCTACAATCTTCAAACCGCGCCTTAAGGCTTTCTTCGGTCGCCACGCCGGGGCAGCCGTGCCACAATATCCCGGCGGGCTTCTGTGATGCGTTTTTTCTTCAGCCGGAATCAAGAGGTCTCCAAACATCTAAATCCCCGAACGGGAAAAATAGGTGTCGGCGGGAACTTCAAAGCCTTCAATGAGAACTGGGAAGCTCTTGAAGGCACCATTGAAGAAATAGCGCATAACGTAAGCGAAAGTTATGGGCTCTGTGCGTGGCACCTAATTGAAGGTAAGCGTACTAAAAACGAAACAGGTTGTATAAAAGCAGGCTTAATAATAATCGACATAGATAATCAAGCAGACGGAAAAGATGAGGACGGAAATAAAATCCAAAAACAAGAACTAGACGAACACCAAGCACTAGAACTAGATATCTGTAAAAAGTACCTGAGCTTTAGTTACTACTCTCCTAGTCACACTAAAGATTGGCCAAGGTTTAGATTAGTTTTCGGCTTAGAAAAGCCCATACTCGATACTGGCTTTTACCAGTGGTTTACTCGTCAGATATCGGCACAAATTCCCGGCAGTGATATTCGGGCAACACAAGTTCCAAACTTGTTTTACGGAGCTTACGGATCTACAGAGCAAAAGCAAACAATTTACATAAGCGAAAACTTCATCCCGGCAGAGAAAGTTGATGAAGCGTACAAAACTTATTTATCGATACCAAAACAGGCAGATGGTGAAAGCGCTCCAGCAGAGGCCCTGACAGCTACTGTCGATCCCACGGGGGTTCGACTGGACCGGGTGGTTAGCGGCTCGGTACGGGCCATCTTGGAAGGAGAGGAGGTAGCCGATCGTTCGTCAGCTATGGCGGCGGCATTCAAGGAAATCATTGGTTGGTGCAACTGGCTTAACGAGCGAGGCATACCAGTACAAAGGAACCCCCTTGACACAGCGAACCATGTGTTCGAGAATATCTACGACTACGCCCCAGAGCTTGATGGCAAATTCGATCGCATCCTGAACAGCATCAGTGATCCAGCAGAGCTGCAACCGGCCATCGCAATCGCGTCCGAAAACGGCGAGGCTGCTGTCTGGAAAAAGATAAAGTCTGTAAATAAGGTGATCTTCGAGACATACTGCCCTCAGTCTGTTCTCGACTCGCTCAAACAGAACAAACCTCAGCCGATCAATTCGGTGCTGGTCATCGAAGATCCAACAGCTCCATCAAATCCAAATCCAACTTCAAGATCAACACCTCAAATGGCTCCTTCTCCCACGCCGAGCACTCCCGCTCAATTGGTTCAGATTCAATCAAACAATAGACAGTTCTCCGAGAACGATATTGCGGACGTAATTGTAAATAACTACGGGGATCGCTTTCTGTTCGATTCCGGTTTAGACGAGTTCTTTACATACGACGAAGACGAAGGCATTTGGTACATCAACGATGAGCAACACATCAAAAAGCGCATCGTAAAAACGCTCGACACTTTTATTAATGCTGGTGTTCTAAACAGATACAACTCTGCAACCGTAAGCTCCGTATTTCACATTCTTAAAGCCAAACTGCTTAAGTCTGTAAACGGTGGTCGTAACTCTATTTGGCAAGCGAATCGAGGGCTGGTTGCCTTTAACAACGGTGTGCTGAACACGAAGACTCAGGAGTTCACACAAGGAAACCAAAAAGACCTTTACTTCCAAACGAAACTTGCTTACGACTTTGATCTAAACGCTTCATGCCCAGAGTTTCTTAAGTGGCTTAGTTGGGCTGTTGAACCCGACAAAGTAATCCTGATTCAAGCCTTCTGCCGAGCAGTTCTGACGGGATACACAACAGGTGAGCGATTCCTGCACCTCATTGGTGCTGGTGGCTCCGGTAAATCCACGCTGCAGCAGGTACTGATTGCGCTCGCTGGCTACAGCGGAACCCATACAAGCGATCTAGAAACGATCGAAACCAACCGGTTCGAGGCGCACAGTCTGATCGGCAAGCGCCTGTTGCTCCTGACGGACGAGGCATCGTTCAGCAAGCGACTCGACACACTGAAGAAGCTGACTTCAGCATCCGACACACTTAGGGCTGAGCGTAAGTACGGAACTCAGGTAATCAACTTCAAGCCTGAGCTTCTTGTTTCTATTGCTAGTAACGAACACATCAGCTCTTCCGACATTAGTAGTGGTCTGGAGCGTCGTCGCCTGACGATCATCATGAACAACGTGATCCCAGCATCACAGAGGCGCGACCTGATCAGCGTATATAGCGATCGGATCGAAGGGGAGTTCGCAAAAGAACTGCCAGGGATTGCAGCCTGGTGCCTCAGCATGAAGTATGAGGAGATGCGTGATGTACTCGCTAATCCCGTTAAATACTGCCCGCATCTTAACGTCACAAACTTAGAAGCTCTTATTTTCAATAACCCTATTTGTGCTTGGCTTGCAGAATGCTGCCTCTACGCTCCCAATAGCTCCACGGTGTTGGGTGGTGGTGCTTTCCGTCCCAGCATTGACGAACAAGAAAGGGGTCTATACGTTAAGAACGCATACCATGAAATCTATGCGTCCTACGCAAACTTTGCCAAATCAAATGGCTATAAAGCTGCAGCGAAGCCTCGCTTCGTCGATCGCCTTAAAGAAACTGTGAACAACGTTCTCAAGATCCAAGGCATCGAACCTAAGTTCATTAACGGTAAGGCTGTCGTTAAAGGTCTGCGACTCAAGCCCTATGACGTTTCCACGGATCGAGCTGCAAGCGGAGACACGCGTTTACCTTCACCTATAGAATACGCGTCGAACCCGACTATTTGGGAACCAGCTTTCGCTACGCACGACACACCAAAAACTAATGACGATCAAAACAATTAGAAACATGTATGCCGGTATCCTCGGAATCGGATTAACTGCAGGGGTTGTAACTGGGATTGCAGCACCATCAGCGTTTGCTCCCACCCTGGCATCAATGGGAGGTGCTCTAACAGGCGTCTCCTTAATGAGTGAACTTGCCCGAAAACGAGAGGAGAACATGCGCGAATCCTTTCGTGTAGCGGCAGCATTTAAAAAATTGTATGAAGCAAATAGAGGCGTAGTTAGTCCGCAGCAGCTCAGCATCGAATCGGATATTCCTCTGGAACAGGCTTTGCGTTTCCTGGAAGCCCTGGCCGAAGACCAGAAAGCGGCGGACATCAATACCGAACAAGGTCACGTTTTCAATTTCCCGCACCCTGCCAACGTTTTAGACAAGCTGACAAGCAACGCCCAAGCGTGGGCTAAAAGCCAAACGGATCCGATTCTGCAGCAGAACGCGATCCTAAAAGCAGAACTAGCGCGTTTACAGATGGCTGCAGGTCAACCACCGCAGCCAGTGCCTCAGCCTCCTGTAGGAACCTTAAATATTCCTAAAGAACCTAACGACCCCTGGAATAATCTCTTATAGTTAGTAAATGCGCATGGGCAGAGAAGCCGGGCCTAATCAAGCCCGGTTTTGCCTTATGCAGCGTTAATAAACTTCCAGCCTAAAAGGCTCGGATTATCGTAAGCGCATTCGATAACCGAGCCAATAATCATGGGAAGCTCTTCGCGCAAAACGTTCCCAATGGCGTTTGAAATCAGACGGTGCTCTGTTTGAGTTCCGGGAGCGCTACGTAGACCAACATAAAAAATCCAACTGCGCACAGTGCCCATCATGTGAAGTTTTGTCGGTGAGCACATCAGGAGAGCATTGCGAGCACACTCTTTCGCCACGCCTGCTTCTAAGAGATCGTGGTAAAGCTCTTGCGACAGGTCAAACAACTCAACAATGCGAGACCTGAACTTCTCCTCAATGGAGTCGTCGTCAAACTCCAAACTGTTTTGACGATTTTTTGTGTCCTGCTTTCGGAGATCAAACAGCGGACACTGCAAAGTCACCTGCTCAAGTACATCGAGCGGATCGCAGTAGCGCTGACTTGTCTCCTGAAAGGTAAAACTACGGTGGCGTAAGATCTGAGGCGAAATAGCCCGTGTCGTTACGATCTCAAAAGAAGCACAGACCTGCTCAAAGACGCTCCAGTGTCCGTGCTTAATACAGTATTTAAGTAACTTTTCTACCTCACCACGCTCAGGATCCTTTGTGGACACCCGAGCATGTTTCGCGACAATTTTTTCAGACTCAGGAGTTAGCCAATCAAGGCAGACCTTATGCAGAGGGCTGGCCTCCATGTGGCTTCAAGCTTTCCGGCCCAATCATAATAGCGTTAGTAATCCGCTCTACCAGGGCAGGATTCTTCTTCGCGACTTCACCAGCTTTACGATCCGAAACTTTCGGAATCGAAGCGGGATCGGTAAACATTGCGGGGCCAGCAAAACGCATGATCAAGTCCGGGGGAAAGCTTCCTGATAACGCAACCGACGAGTAATCTCTGTCGGAGTTATACCAACCATTTTATAAGCATCCAGACCAAGGCGCTGGCCTGCCATGCGAACCGGGAAATCAGTGTCTCTCATTTTTTGGATTGCAGCTTAGCTTTAGCGAGGCTCATAAGATTATCGACCATATTGTGCGTATTTAAAGGATACTCAGTCTGAGCAAGACGAGTATTTAAGAAGTTCTGACGCTGGCCCACCAAAGAAGCCTGAAGGCGGGCTCGCTGAGCAGGAGAATTTTGCAGCATAGACATCATATATTGCTCTTGACTCATATCATCTGGACTATCCTTAATCGGAATAGCCCGCTGGTTGTATCCAGCAACCCCGGTTAACTCGGTACTTTTTTTGATATTCCCTTCGGAGTACTCGACAGGGCCGACAGGAGGGCGAACATAAGCGCCTCGATCGTGCTCTAACTGAGCTGCCACGCGGGTTGCGCTGTCCGTCGTGAAGACGCGCCGAAGGCCCAGATAAGGCTCCTGATTGAGCCCTGCAATGCCGGGAGGAAACTTAAGCGTGGGAGTGCTTTCGGGCTGTTTACCCGGAGCGCTTCCCGGCAAAATAGCCATTACTGATCTCTCCTGTTAGCCGAACGGTCCCTTACACGTATGTTAGCAGGACTGTTATTTAAGGGATTGTGATCTTTGTGATCCACTTCCTTCCCATCACCTTTGTGTACACGACCCTCACGTTCTAAATGACGGCGAGCTTTATTACGAGCAGCCCGCCGCTTTATTTGTTCTGGTTTACCGTGATAATCTTTATATTCTTTATCGTAATCTCTATCGGCCACGGGGTTAATCTTTCTTAGTTAATTGTAGGTACAGGGAATAACCATGGCTTACCAAATCGCACGTCTTCGGGATCCAGCCGATTAAAGTCCCTAACAAATTCGACCAGATCTTTTTGATACCGGAGAAAAAGCCCTGTATAACAGTGGTCACTGGGGGAATAAAACTCATAAAGCTCGTCCAGAAACTCTGCTTTTTCTTGCTCCCAAGCAGAATCCCAAGTTGTCAGAATCTTTTCGAGATCGAATGCCACGGGAGCCAAGGTCTGAAGGATTATTTTAAACGCCCTCTTTTTGTAATGCCTGCAGAAGTCGCTGTCTGTAACGCATCATCCGAGCCATTTCGCGAGTCTCTAGCTCCCCCAAGGGATTCAGCTCTTCGTCCCAGTTAAACGTTTTAGCGTCAGCACGTTGTTGGGCACAGCGAGCGATATTATCCCAATCGACAATCATTTAGAAGCTCGAATAAACCAACCAGACCCAGCTCCCTCGACCATCCACCGAGGGGCCAAGTTGGCCTTTGAATAGGATAAACCCTTTCCGTTAGAGCTAATGTATCCTCCCTGGACTAAGTTAAGATCACCGTACGGATCATTAACAATGTAGCTCTTGTTATCCTTCGAACGTCCTATAACAATAATCCAATGGCCTCCGCCAGTCGGACTCGTATTAGGACCTTTATGAAGGATGCCAATCGGGACGGGAATACCGCGAGTAAGCAACGAATCGATATCAGACCAGCCGCCAGACTGGAGGAACTCAGCTTTAACCCCGTAACTTTCTAAGGCTGATAACTGAGCCGTAGCGGATGTCGTATCTCCATACCGGAAGACAGTATTAATGTACTCATCGTCAGATTTTATACTGGACGGTTTCAGATATTTGAGCAACATTGCGCAGGAACTTGAGAAACAAGTGCGCTGCGGATCGCGAGCATTATCGAGCTGCGAGTAATAAGGAACGTCTAAAACTAAAGACTGTGGATGGACAAAATCTGTGGCGGGTTCAGGCTTTGGATCGTTGATGATCTTCCAATGACTGGGGTAAAACCACCACGCTGAGTCAGGCTGAGCCTCCAACACAACTTTGTAGTCCGTCTCACCAGGAACCATGCTGATGGTTTCCCAGACGTGAGCCGAGCCCTTGGGAACATACAGCTTTTCCTCCGGTTTAAGAGAGGCTGCTTGCTCGGGCTTACGCTTAAGCCACGTATCTCGCTGAGCGACGATCGAGTGGGCCAAAGCAGCGTTCAGAGGCTTTGTTAAAAATAGCTCCCTTTCCTTCTGCCGCCTGTTTTTTAATCCTTCACTCACCTTTCCCTGACCGACTTTTACCCAACGTAAAAACTCAGCCGCTACAACAGTCCGATCAGCTCCGTCATTTAAAAGTTTGCGTAACGTCGAATTCCTAAAAGCTGTGGGACCGACGTTAAAAGCAAAACTAACTAAAGCGTCAAATTCGTTTTGATTAACTCGAACAGAAAGAGAATCACTAACGACTGTTTCAAACGCGGCAATATCCTTTCTCAACAGGTTTTCTGCCTGCGCTTCAGTAATACGCATCCGTGGACCGATGTCCGGACCAGTCGAGCCATAGCCGATGGTCCAGACCCCAGCCTGACACTGATACGAGGTTAGTTCTAACCCCTCAAATGTTTTTATTAGATCAACTCCGCGTTGGGAGACGTTCATCACGCACTCGTAACGTTGATGCCCACGCGGTACTCAGCTCCGCTGCGGCCTTTTAATTGAATGTAAGTGAAGTAAGTGCCGGAAGTATTAATGGTTGTAGATGTAGTTGCGGTAGCACGCGAGCTGAATTTGGAAGGAGCTGCATTTAAAACTTCTTGCCCAGCAGCGTTGAGGATTACGACGTTGCCGCAGGAATTTTGATTACGAATATCGACACGAAGAATGCCTGTGGCATTAAAGGTTAACTGATAATAATCAGAGATACCATAAATACCATCAGCGGCATATTCCCGATTAGCAGAGGTTACAACAACCACGCCGCTGGCATCTAAGGTACGACGCTGATCAAAGTGTGTCGATTCTGTTCGCCGCGTAGGATCAGTAATACCGCTATTGATAACGCCGTCAAGTTCAAGATTCTTTGTGTACTGGGCCACGACGTAATCCACTCGATATTAATATTTTAAGCAGAAAACCTCACGAAGTCGTCAGGGCTAATTATCTAAAATTAGTTTAGTTAAAGGACTGATTCGTGGGCGCAGAAGCAATTGTGGCTGTCATAGCGACCATGGTTGGTCTGGGTACATGGTCCCATCAACAAAGACAAACGGTTTTAAATGACAGATTTAGCTCGGTAAAAAAGCGTCTGGATGATGTAGAAAAAATTATCTCAGACTTCCCACATATTTATGCGTCGAAAACTGACTTGAACTTTGGTTTATCTGAAATTAAAGATCGCCTTAATCACATAAACGATAAATTAGATCAATTAATACTGAGTAAATTAAACGAAAGAGAGTAAGACAAACAAAGGTATTAAAAACATTTATTGAGCTTTAACTCTTGAGGACACTCACCGACGTACAATCTATATGTGAGAAGGAATTACCATGGCTTCTTTTTTAGACCACGCGCAGCAATTGCTCGTTGTTCTACTGGCCAGTCATGCTCTGGCGTTGGCAATCGTAAACCTCACGCCTACGCCCAAGGACGATGAAGCGGTGAGCAAGATTTACCGCGCAATCGAAATCCTGGCCGGTATCGTTACCCGGCTTGCGAAGAAGTAATCATTCGTCCTCAAATGATGCCGGGAGCTTTAAAGGTTCCCGGCAAGCTTCTTCGTATTCTCTTGCTGCAATACTACAATCATGGTTATAACTTAACCAAGTCCAAATAGCTTCTTCTTTATCTAACGTCCAAAAGTTTTGTTGACGATACCAAACAAACCAATCAGCATCTGATTTAGCTAAATTGCATGTTGGGCAAGCAGCTAACAAATTACCTCGTTTGGTAGGACCGCCTTTTGCCCGCGCTACAATATGATCTAAAGTATGTGCGCGATCAGAACCGCAATAAGCACATACGTTATTCCAAGCATCTAAAATATCTTTTCTAAATCTTTTGCGAGCAGTCCGACGTTGTAAACACTGAAGACTAAAAACAAGATCGGACTCGCTCACAAAGAGTGCGCGAATATGTATCTATTTTAGCGGTTTATATTAAGCATTAGATTTACTTAAGAATTCAGGTATCATACGCTCAACGTATGTAACTGAGTGTCCTTTAGCATCCAGCATTAAAGCTAAGTATAAACAGGCTTTTTCAGGATCTGTGTGTTCTCCGCACGTAAAGGCATCCACGGCTGCAAAGTTATGCTCGGGCCAAGTGTGAATAGAAATATGAGACTCGGCCAGCAGAGCAAACCCAGTTATACCCTGAGGTGAAAATGAATGAGTTTTTACGTCAATCAACGAAGAGTTAGCCTGCTCAGCAGCGCAAATAAGAAACTCTCGGATTAAACTCTCGTCGTTTAGTTTTGCCGAATCAGCGTTGTACAGCTCTGCAACGTAATGCCGACAATCCAACGCCAATACCGCAGCGACAGTTAATTATAAAGTTGTTAAAGCGCTGAACAACACACTTTATTCCTTAAGCCAGACATTAAAGTCTCGACACTCTTGAATGATTTCAAAAGGTAAATAGTCCTCTACAACACATTCTGTTTTAGAAATATTATGCTCCCTGAGCGTATGTAAATCAGTAAATTCAAACCCAGAATCATCATAAGTAATAGAGTCAATTGTTAGCTGTTGTATATTTGTAAGTGAATGAGTAAATAAAGGAAGTTCGAAGAACGCATATATTCTTTCTAATTCTTTAACTGGATCTGAAACAAAGTTGTTGTAATCAATAAACAGAGATTGGTAACGATCACGGTTCGCATGTAAAGATAAAACTGCTAGTAATCCTTTCCTAAACATCGTTAGGTTATTAACGATATATTCAAACTGCTCCGTGACTGATGAAATAGAAGCAAGAGGAGAATCGGGGTTCCTCTGAGCCAACCGTAAAAACGAAACAATAACTTCTTCAATAGGACGAACTAGAACAAGAAATTTTGGCGTTGGGGTTATATACTCTGTAATCATCGTTAAGTTCTCTGGGCATCCCCACGTGCCTCGATCAAGGATTAAATCAGCCGAACAATGGCTGTAATACGCTTTAGGTATGGACTTAAGCGTGTGTATTAAAGGAGCGGTATGAGGAAACATTTTGAGTTCCTCGCCAGTTAATAAAGTTTGAGCCCGCCAAAGAAGTTCAACTAGAGGACTGTGTGGGCCAGCGTAAATAGCAGGATTTTGGTTTAATATGGAAGCAATCAGTGTGTTACCAGAACGAGGTAAACCAGTAAGAAAATTTAACTTATCCAAAACTTTGTGAAACCGCAAATGACATTCGCTGCTACGATAGCGCCCGAAGAGACTGGAGTTACATGAAAACCCCTGAGATACAATGGCTAACTCAGGATAAAACTCTATTTGAGCTTGACTGGCTTACACACCTATTTAAAGATTGTGGGACACCTATAAAACCTGTAGTCGAAGGCATAGCAGTAAATATTACGGACAGCATCATTATCTGCAATCATGCAGTCCCTTATAGGTTTGTTTTAGATGAGCTGAGGGCAGAAGGAAAGAAATACGCAATTGTTCTCCTTAGTGATGAAAACCTCAGGGATCCCTGTGAATGGCTGCACGATCCTAATTGTGTAAGACTTCTAAGAAACTACTTAAATCCAATGCAGTTAAAGCACCCAAAAGTAACTGTTTTTGGGTTGGGCTATAAGAGAGGATTTTGCGAGGAGCCTACTAAATCTGTAAGAGATCACGTGTGGTGTTTTATGGGTACTCCCCACGGTGAGCGCAAACAACTGCTCGATTTGTTCAAACCATTAAAGCCCTATATACATAAAGAGTGCAGCGGATTCGGAGCCGCAGACGGATTAGAGACTCAGAAATACTCCCAGTTAATGAGGGACAGTGTGTTCGCTCTGTGTCCCGCAGGGCAGGACAGCATGGACTCTTTTAGGTTATATGAAGCACTAGAAGCAGGGTGTATCCCTATTACCGTGAAATACTCAAATCAGTTTAAAATTTATCCTTCGTATTGGCACGGCGTGTTCTATGGAGAAAGCACGTTGCCTTTTGTGTTAGAGGAATCGTGGCAGGAATGCTTTGAAAGAGTAAAAAATATGAGCGAAACTGAAACAAAACAACTGCAAGAAGAATGCAAGTTATTCTGGGCTAAGTGGAAACTTATATGGAAACAAGAAGCTACGAATCTTTATAATAAACTCTGTATCTAATAGACTTTAAAGAACGGGATCCGAAGGATAAGCAGGCTGGTCTAATAAAGACTTAGCGACAATCTCAGGTATGGGCGGCCAAACAGCCTGAGAAGGATCAGTAAGCCCAACGGTTATAGTACGAAGAGCTTCGCGGAATGAAATAACGTCGTCCGGAATGGGAGTGCCAAACTCTACAGAGCGTGTAACAACCCAATCAGACGCCGTTAAAAGATAATTTCTCTTTGAGCGCAGGTAGTACCACGCAAGATCTTTTTCGTACTCAAGCTGAGCAACTACCTTGGCGTCGTGTTCCGCCTGCTCTTCGGGAGTGTACTCGTAAAAGATACCGTCGATTATTTTGCCAGTCATAGTCAACCGTTAGCTGGGGGAACGTTAGTGGTAGCAACTTGGGGAGTTGCGTAGCATAAAATCTGGCCGCGAGTAAACGCATACGTTGTAGTTATCTGAATATATTCAGGTTCTGTAGCTGTCATATAACCAGAAGCAAAACCTTGCACAGTAGAAAAGTGCTGGTAGGACCAGACAGGGTAATCCTGCGCAGCAATAGTCTGATAATTAGGGGTATATATAGTTAGAAAAGCATTAAAAGGAATACTAGAAGCTTGAGAATTTATAAGAACAGGATTGGTAGTGGCTGCACTTGCTTGTGTAGCACTACTTGTTGTACCAGACCAAAAAGCATATGTGTGGTTGTAATTAGACCCCGTATCATCATTAAACTTTAGATTAAGTGCACCTGTGCCGCCAGTCTGAAAACACCCTAAAAAAAGAATTTTATAAACTTCATACAAATCTCTGTTATACGGAAAACGGATCGTAGTTGCGCCAGAAGAACCGGGCTGAATAGCGTTTAATAAAACATCAGTAGAAGGTATTACAAGAGACGAGAGATTAGTAATACCCTGAGCACCATTAGGAATTAACTGATCTTGAATTAAAGATTCGGTCTCATAAAGCGAAGCTAATTCGCCGATATTCCTACTATTAGGAACGTTAGTAAAAGCTTGTGTGTCTCGAATAGATAAAGACATGATTTAAAACCACTCAATAATAACTACGCCGTTACCACCGAAGGCGCCCACGCCGTAGCCTGGCACCGAGCCTGCGCCGCCGCCTCCGAAAGTTCCGTATCCTTCTGCGCTAAACGCTGTGGTGAAGCCGCCAGCAGCGCCTCCTGCGAAAAATCCTCCAGAATAATATCCTGCGATTGCTGAGCCTCCGGCACCACCACCTTGATTTATTCCACTAATGTTCTGTGCGCCTACCCAACCACTAAGAATTGGAGTGAACCATCCGCTGATATTTACTGTTCCGCTTCCGCCAGCCACTCCGAAACCCGAGCCTGCGATGCCCCCACCTCCACAGGCGCTGTTGGCGGTCGCGCCAGCAAATCCTGGGCCCCAAGGACCGCCCGCAGAAGACCCACCTTTATATGAATCAGTGCCGCGCCCAGCAGACGTACAATAACCGCCAGAGGCAGAAAATAAAATCTGCCCTCCTATAGGTTGAGCAGCGCCGCCATAACCACCGATGTTATAACTTTTTCCTCCAAACCCTCCATTTGCTACAATCCCGGCAAAACGAGATGCTTGTCCGTCTCCACCGCAATCATTAGGGCTTGTGTAGTAGTCAGCAGGGCACCCACCAGCCCCAGCACAAACCCAAGGATTTTTAACTATATCCCCGTATGTAACATAGGCTTCTGTATAAGCGCCGCCGCCGCCAGGGACGCCACCGTAGGATGCGGTTCCACCACCGCCACCTCCTCCAGCTCCCCACATCCGTACGCGGAAAACTTTAGGGATCCCAAATTTAGAGAAGTAAGCTGCATTATCTTTTAAAAAGTTATATACAGGAAGCACATAAGCAAAACAAGTCACATTTGTTGTAGCAACTTTGGAGTTGTCTTGTACAACAATCCAGTCTTTTGAATAACCAAGAGACGTATCAAAAGAATTAGGCGCCGAGGAACGAGATAGAACTGTGAAAAAGTTATCTGAAGTTGTTGGATTAGGTCCGTTCTGAGCAGCATACCCAGAATTATTGTCAGGAAGATTATTTGTAGCTCCAATAGAAGCCCGAGAACCATTAAACGAAATAGTTAACTTATCGCCCAACTGAAAGGGGATTTCACTTTGAAAGCGATTCTGTCGATTAGATGTGCTAAATAAAGTAGCACCGGGATATGTGGGTGCTAAACGAATGGTGTTACCAATAGTAGTATTTGTATTAGAAGGGATATTAACAGCTTTCATAAGCATCCCGTCAGGAAGACGGGGTGCATAAACTGCAGTAAAAATAGGGTAATCTAAATCGGTATCATCAAGAGCAGGTGAAATAATAGCGTTTACACTAGGTGTAAATGTGTTGGTACTTGCCACGCGGAACGCGGCAAAATTCAAATAGTTAATCGACTTTTGAAGAAGACCGATATCGCGAGCCGCTGTAGTACCCGCGTCTAGAAGCCGCGATTTAAGAGCTTTTACAAAAGTTTTAGGAATATACTCAAGACCAATCGGGCTCTCAAAAAAAGCCTTAGTTAAAACATATAAGTCGTCTGTGCTCGCAGTGTTGACGTTAACGTTGTTGAGCTTATCTACAAGATCAGTCTGGTAAGACATAGCTCAAAGGAGATCGATGAAGTTGTTCGGGTTAACTAAAATAGCGAGCGACGGAGCTAAAAGACCGGAAGTTATAGCACCATCAGCTATTTTCTCAGTAGTAACCTGTTTCCCACTAATACTAACAGTTGTTACTGCATTAGGAGCAACGAATGGGACTCCACTTGCAAGAATCGTTAAAGCCGCGTTACCGCTAGCTAAAGCACTACTTGCAGTGCGCTGAGCAACACCATCAAACCCTAGGTTTGTACCGTCTAAATAAAGGCCGCTGGGGTTTGAAACTAAGGTGAGCTGAACGCCCTCTACGAAATCACCAGGGGGAAGCTCCGACTGAAGCCCGCTGATAATGACTAGAGGTTTACGGAGCGCCATGACATACCCTTTTCTAAATTATACGATTAACCGTACAAATTAACGGGTTGAGCAATCATCACAGCTAACTCAGAAGGACTTAAAGCAACTCCTAACGAAACTAAGTTAGAGTACCCCCCAGACGCTGTAACAGAACCAGAAGCTGTAACGTACTGTGTTATCTTTCCGGCAAATTTAGACAGATAGTAATACTGGCCGGGAACCATCTGGGTCTCACCAACCAAATTCGATGAACTAATTAAAGCAATATCATCGAACACCACGCTGACTCCGCTTGTGACGGTAGCGGAAGTCGTCGTAAACCCAACCGCATTTACCTTGAATGAAGCGTCTCCGCTAGCAGCGGTGGCGGGGAAAACTTGTGTGCCGCTGACATAAACGGCGTCACCTTGAATCAAGTTAGTGCCTGCGACAAAAGTCTGGCTTTTTACAGGAAGTGTTGTAACACCAGCCCCGTTAACTAACCAGACCTGAGTAGATGCAGGTGTATAGTCGGTATATTTTCGGTTAAATATCGCCCGATCAGTCACAATATGTATCTCAAATTGCTACTTAAATTATAAACAGAGCGGGAGGTTTAGATTGGAACAGGAACCCAACTAAGGGTTTCCTCATTCCAACTATAAAGATTGCCATCATTAGGATACGGAACAGGCGCCTCCCAATCACAGGTATCAGAATTTAACCCCCAGCTCGGGTACGGTTTTGGAGGAATAAAAGCGTCTAAGGTTTCGTCGTAGGTATAGCCAATCCCGGCATAACGCTTCCGGAATCTGTTGTTGTAACTTGTCTGCTTCCACCGTGTCTCAGCGCCAAAAAGGCTTTGGCAGAAAGCAACGCCAACAGCTTCAGATTCCGCACCAGAGCTGTCTAAACAATCGGAATTACCGACGACGACTACGCGCAGAACAATATTAGTGGAATCAAGTTCTGCAAAGTGTGCCATCAGAACGTAATGCTCCCGCTGCTTGTCCAAGTGTAAATACGGAAACCTCCAGAGACGACCACGGTGGGGCTTCCTGTGGTGGCTGCGGCGGCGCCGAAAGTCGATGGATACCGAATAATAACGATACCGGATCCTCCGTTTTGGCCGTTAAATACACCATCAATACCATTAGCGCCGCCACCGCCGCCGCCTGTGTTTGCAGTACCTGCGGTGCCTGTGACGTTTGTGCTGGATCCTCGGCCACCGCCGCCTAAACCGCCCGCTGCGCCGTTTCCTGTTCCTAATTGGCCGTTAGCGCCACCACCACCGCCAGCGTAATAAGTTGCCGTACCTGTAATCGAGGATTGGAGACCAATTCCTCCTGTGCCGCCTATGGAGTTACCGGGACCATTACTACCTGCGCCTCCCGCACCACCACCACCGCCGCCGCCATAGGTTCCGCCGGAGCCGCCGTTGTTGCCTTGTCCAACAGTCCCTGCGCCCGCTGTCCCTGTATCGTAACCACTATTACCACCGCCAGAACCGCCGCTGCCGCCTTTAGCTGCCGTGCTATAAGAACCGCCGCCGCCGCCGCCGGTCGATGTAATCGAACTAAATACTGAGTCAGTGCCTTGCGTTCCGCGTGTGGCACTACCGGCACCGCCAGGACCGCCTCCTCCAACAGTTACGGTTAAGGGTGTTCCTGTAGTAACCGCAAGCCCTGTAGCTGTTCGATAGCCGCCAGCACCGCCGCCACCAGCGTAATAGCGCCCACCCCCACCGCCGCCGCCAGCAACGACAAGGTATTCGACTGTACTAGGTGCAGCCGAACCGCCAGATGCTAGTAAAGCCTGCAGTATCCCCATCAGCTAATTCCAGCGCCAGTAATAACAAAAATTTGCGTGTTATCAACACAAAGTACTGTTGTTAAACCGTATGCTGCAACGGAACGCTGGCCTGTATTTGTAGTACCAGCTTGACGAAGAGTAATACCAGCCTGACCGCTTACGACCTGAGTACCAGAGGAGTTGTTGAAAATAGAAACGGCAGCGCCAACAGTGAACACACCGCTGGGAACTGTAACTACGCCGGAAGCAATAGAAATATGCTTACCAATATCACCAGAAACGAGTGTATATGTGCTCGTCCCCACGGAGGTTTGAGGAATAGCGCGAACGTTTCCGATTTGATCACGAATGACACCGGAAGCGTCAAGCGATCCAGAAATATTTAGGGCGCCAGAAAGAGTACCGCCGCCAAGACTCAGCCTAGAAGCCGCAGAAACGAGCGCAGCGTTACCCGAAGCTAAAGCTGTCGCAGCATTAGCAATACCGAGGTTTCCAGACGCTAAAGCTAGGGATCCCAGAACTAAAGCGGCGTTACCAGAAGCTAAAGCAGCGTTACCAGACGCCTGCGCAAGACCAGCATTTAAAATACCGGCGTTACCAGAAGCTAAAGCCTCATTAGCCCGACTTAAAGCAGCGGCACCGCTTGCGGTCGAATAATAACGACCGTCAAGAACGTCTACGCCAACACGTTTATTTGTGGTTCCAGAAGCTTGTACAACGGGAAAATAATCACCGCTTACTAACGTTGTAATTGCAGCTAACTGAGATATCTTCTGATTAGGCATTGCAATTACGGAGTGTTGGTTTCTAAATCAATAAAGGAACCATCCTCTAAAAGCATAGCATCCCCAACAATAACAGTACCTGACTCAAGAAAAAGTCGAGACGCTGTGTTGTTAATGAAAATAGGTCGCCCACGCTCAATGGAAACTCCTGATGCAGAAAGAGCGCGTCCAATAACGGTTAGGTAAGCGCCAGGAATAAACGAAAGACTTAACTGATCAACAAAACCGCTATACGTTGCAATACCACCCGAAGGTGTAAGAGCAACATACTGATTATCCGATGGAGTTAACCCCGAGTAATTGGCGTAAACACCGTCGGTGTCCACGCGGAAACCAGAGCCGAACGTGCCGGGAGTTGTAGCGATACCGACAGCAGAGGCTTGATCCGAATAAATAGCGTTGGCTTTAAAAGCGAGCCCGCTTACACCAACGAAGACGACATCACCGGTCGAGATGTTTTCGCCTGGCCTAAAAGTGACTAACGACATCTCGACCTTAGATCTACTTAAAGTTTAACGCCCCTGGCCGCGATATCTTTTTTTGCCTCGGCGGGCCGGGCGCGAGTTAATCCCGTGCCCAATCGAAGTTGTCTTAGGCTTGGATTCGATTTTGACGACGTTAGATTTGGGTTTTGCCATGGAGCAAAAGCAACCCGGTTAGTGTAACGGCAAATCCAGAAACGTCAAGCAACTCGGTTAACTGTAAGAATAACAGAAGGAATTGCAGGACGGGTAGGTAAATTAGCACCGCCAGAATACAACAAACGAACTGTTGTGTCCGTCGAATGCCATCGCAACTCGGCGTGTTCATTGCGGTCCATAGTTAAAAACCAGTTCCAGCTAGCAACTAAACGAGTGTTGTTACCTTGAATAGTTAATGAAGTATTCGAGTTAGAAACATTGGAATTGTTTTTGGCAAGCCAAATAAAAACATCTTCAGAACTAGCGTTAGTTTTATCTACCTGAGCCGAAAACTGAATGTTATATACGCCAGAATTAGAAACTTGTATTAAAGACCCCGAAACAACAGAGACACCGTTAGCTTCAACAGTGGTATTATAGGAAATTTTATTTACAGCAGTACCCGAAGCATTAGTCTGTGTAGTTGTGTCATAAAAATTGCCATAAAACGGCACAAGACCGCTGCCTGTTGGACCTTGTACTCCACTGGGGCCGGGAATTAAGCCGTTAATTAAGACTAAACTGCCGTCATCCCTAGTTGTATATAAATAACCAGAAGCAGTATTTAAAACCAGTTCACCAACTAAGGGCTGCCCTGTAAGGACACCAGACGCCGTACGCTTACAAAGCTGTCTGTTAGGCATGATTAGTAAACCCCTCCATCAATGTTAATGTCAGCCCACGAAGAGCCGTTCCAAACCTTGACCAGACTCGTAGAAGACTGAACCCAGATAGCACCCTCAGTGCTGGGAGCAGGTGCGGCGACGCTGTAGCTAATACCCCGGCTAGGTCCGGTTTCGTACCAACCGCTGGTTGTCGCGTCGTAGACGAAGAGCGAGCCCAGCAGGGTGTTAAACCAGAGGCTACCGTCGCGAGCGGGAGCATTGGCGCCGGTTCCAGAGGGCGGCTGCTCGCTCTTGTAGGCAAGAGCCTCGGCGTTCGTCTGATACCAGTCAGGCGCTGAAGTAACGCCATTGCCACTGGCGTACACAAACATCCGCCCCTGGTTAGTATCGAACCAAAGCGAACCGTTCGTGTACCCAACGCCAGGCGAACCGGAGACCACAACGGACACTCCTCCGCCGCCACCGCCTCCGGTTGTTCCGCTTCCGCTAATCGTTACGGTGTTGCCGCTATAGCTAACAGTGTTATCACCAGCGCCAAGGATATGACCAGAGACTGAACCCTGAAATACATTGTCATAGTTGATGTTGAACTGGCTACCAACTAAATAAAGGCCAGACCCTGCTGTAAAGGAAATACCAGAGGCCGAAGTAACAGAGGCATTAATTACGGTAGCTGTGCCGCTGCTGCTGAAATAAATGCCGGAACCAGCCTGAATAGAGGAAACACCTCCGCCAGCGCTAACTCCACTAAGCGTAAAATTTAAGTCCTCGATGCACTGAACTAAGCCCTCGAAGTTAGAGGCATACCCCGAGGGATCAATCGTGAAAGAGGTTGTGCCCACGCCGCTGACCGTATAAATACATTGTACAAGGGCCGCAATAGCCCCTTCAAAATTCGGTGTATGAAAACTGTGACGACTAGGGTAATGTGGACAAGCTCCCATTGTAGTCCCTGAGTAACTGAGAGCCTCCTAGAGTTAAGTTTAGCTCTTTTAAGAAGAACTCTAGCTAATTTGCTCTAACTTTTTCTTTTTGTTGTACTCAGTCGAAAGACGTTTTACAGCGCTAAGCGAAACACCAAGGATTTTAGCTACCTGAGAACAGGAGTTTCCTTCGTTAAGCAGATTTATAGCTTCTGTAGTCTGCCAGGTTCTGCCGCGCCTTTTATCAGCGTACAGTTTCAGAACCTTATATTCCTCAACTGTTGAACCCCGCTTAAGCAACTGTCTAATACATTCGTGCGAAACACCAAACTTTGCCCCGATTTCACGAAACGACATCCCATCTAGATAAAGTTCGTATACCTGGCGAAACCGGTCAGTCCGGTCCTCTAGAGTCCCAGCTTCCTGCATTTAAAAATTCAAAAAATGCAGGACTAGACTACCGAACCGGTGTCTCCTTGTCAACACCCCAATGAGTGAAGCCCTCCTCAGCGAGTTTCCAGGCAGGGATACCCAGTTCCTGAGCGCGCTTACGACACTCTTGCCAAAAATCGGTTTCTGGAGTCTCTACGAATGCTGAGTCCTTAGTGGGTATTGAAGTCATGGCGGACCTTTAAGGGCTCTACTGAACCAACAGTAACACAGCATCTAAAGGAATGCTTAAATTGCGTACTACCACGCCGCTTCTCCTGGCAAACTGAGTCGAAAAAACTTTTTATTCGGCCGCTTCACTTAACGTGAATTGCGTGTAAGCAGGGTTATTTAAATTAATTTAAAATTAAATTATATAATACAACGCGTTTCTAAGTTTCCAGCCCGGCTGGATTTTTAAATAGCCCAGTTACCCAACAGATTTAAAAACTCCAATAAGGTGGCAAAACGCGTTAACCAGATCCAGTCAGAAAAAAGTTTCTTTTTAAAGCCAGTTGGACCGTGCTATCCTTGTGTGAGCACTAGAGCACTAGGTGTCACTACATGAGCCCCATGAACCTGATCGCAGTCTTCGGTCTGCTTGAGCCGCACCCCGCTAAGCCCCCCGATTCGGTAGTACAGGAGTGCTATACCCTTGATTCCTTCAAGGTTGAGGTATTTACAGAGACAGTTCGGTTTACTTGTAAGTGTCAACGGTCAGCCCCTTATCTAATTGCGCTTTCTGATTTACGTAAAATTCACCCATCCTCAGGTTTATACGCGTGCCAGACATGTTTACAAGAACTTAAAAACGCAAAAACACCCTCCGATAAAATCGGCGTCTGGTTCACGCAAAACAAACCTTCGATAACTAAGGAAGCGCACCTGCACCTTCCTAAAGACTTCTGCCGATTGGTTGACACAGATAAAAACACAGTAATGCGTCCACGGCGCTTCGTTTATTCCAAATTCTTTAACGTCGAGCTGAAGCGCTCTGATAAGATTCTTTCTACATGCAGTGATCCCTTATGCGTTAATCCTTACCATATGATGCTGGCCGCAAGCCCGGCGGCAAAAGTAACACCCGAAATGAAAAAGGATGTCTACAAATGGACTATGAACAACGTGAACCCCAAAATCATGAAGCAAATGCTCGAAATAAAATACAACTGTTCGCTTTCTCTAAGAACGATCACCAATTTAAAAAAATCACTGCTTGCATAAGGTTTCACGCGGAGTTGATACACCTGCTAAACTTCCGTCAGCCTTTATCGACAAAAGAACTTCTTAGTGAAATTGGTTTCTCTAAACAAAAACTCTTACGGGATTTAAAACAGCTCCAAAAATACGGGCTGGTCATTAAGGTCTCGTTTGAGTCACATGTTCTTTATGTCATAAACGGCAATTTCAATACAGTTATTCGCTCAGTTCTAGATCTATGACTTACGAGCAGGAAACAAAACCGTGTCTCTGGTCTAAAGAGTACATCATTGAAAATCTCCCCACGTGGATTTATTCGGACAACCCTGAGCCGACTTCTCTCCACGAGTGTGAGGCCAAGATCTCTGCGACAGAGTACACGATCCGCGATATTGACCTTCAAATTGAGGTTCGAGAACTCGAATTAAAGACCGGCAGCAGTCGGCATTCATCTAGTTTTGAATTCGAACGCTGGAAAGCACAGGCACTTCGAGCAAAACAAACGCATCTTTACATGCTTAACGCATATAAGTATTGGCTTTTGCTTAATAAACGCAAAGCCAACACGATTGATGTGGGCGTCAAAGTTAACAAGGTCATCCAACTGCTGATCGACGAACCTAAGGATTTTGTGGAGCAACTAGAGTCTCTCCTTTGACCTGCATTCGGAATCGTTTTCACAACAAAACAGATACAGTGTGCGCGGATTGTCTTAAAGAGATAGACAATCCGCCTTTTGAACCTGATCTAAACCAAATCACACCAGAACTAAGGGCCTTATTCAGTCAGCTAACGCTGCAAAATAGAGACTTAGCGGATTGTTGGAAGTCAAACTATACGACGCTGAGACTCAATAAAAAGAAAATGCGAATAGAAAACGTTCTATATGCCTTTTATAAAGGAGACGTAGGAAACTTTAAGCTGAAGCGAATTTGTCGCACAGTTGGTTGCGTGAACCCAGCGCATCATAGGTCACGGTTTGAATCATCAGATATATTTAAATCTGTGCGAGTAGGGTACACCCGTAAAACCACACCGATATCGGATTTATCTGATGCTCAATGGTTACGACAACCTTAGAATAAGGCTACTAGCTCTAGCAAGAACGGTCGTGAGCTAGTACCGTGGGGGCGCAGATCGTTTTTACCGTTTCCGATCTGCCGTAAGTGAACCGAAGTGCTTGACGTCAAGTGCTTTGGCAGCCTCCACATCTTTTTTTATGTTTCCGAAAGAACTGCTGGATGTTCTAAAGAACATCGACACAAGCCTCCAGATCATCGCCAACACAAATGCGGGCGGAGTCACTACAGCATTTGTTAACAAGAAGGCGATCGCTGCGCGTTTAGGTGTCTCCCCAGTAACTGTAGATAAGTTAATTTATCAGGGAGTAACTTCTAAGGGAACATCTGGTTTAGTCGAAGGCAGACACTACTGCAAATTAGATCCTACGGAAACCAACACAAGTAATTTCTTGTTCGATGCCGCTAAAGTGCTCAAGGACGCTTGGACTTCTTTCACAGGGTATTAATTATGAGCAAGAGTCAGCCCGCTTCTAAATTAGCTAACAGTATTTTCGGAAAAAGCGAAGTACAAAATCGTATAGCTTTAAATGCTGTAAAGATGATCGTGGGAGATATCGTTACTCTCCACGACGAGTTTAAAAAAGCTGAAGGAGCGGGTGCACTCTTCTTTAACCCCTCGGCTCCTGAAGCCAGTACCTATATGTCTGTGTCCGACATCAGGAAGGACATAGCTCTCGCAGAGGAAATAATGGATGATCAGCTCAAACAATTCCTAGAGAAGCTTTTAGTTGTAGTGGATAAAGAACAAAAAAATGAGGTTGCCGTAGTCGTCTTGGTTAATAGAGAAGCTATGAGTATTCATTTAATCGATTTAAATGCTGCAGAAGAGCGACTAAACGAATTCTCTAATGCCATTATCCGAGATTGATTTTGTCTCTCCTGCGAACGTCGTGGGAGTAACAACCTCTTTTTTTGATGGTCAGATTGATCTAGATCCTGCATCAAGCTCAGAGGCTAATACTTTAATTAACGCATACAGATACTTCACGATTAAAGAGAATGGTTTAGCGCAAACTTGGAAGGCTAAAAACGTCTACCTTTATCCTCCTAGAGACTTTTTAACTGCCACGGAGCAACCTAAAGAAACCTTATTATTTACTCGTCGCAGACGATTTCAAAAGTCTGCTCAACGAGTGTGGCTAGAAGAGTGTTTACGTAAGTACAGGAGAGGAGAGTTCGAGCAAGCCATAATTTTCTTGACGTCTACCGAAGTCGCTTTATTAGTCACTCAAAAATTAGATATAGATTTACCGATCTGCGTTCTAAAAAATCATCCTGATCTGCTCATAGACAGTCCTGGGCTACCCAAACTAGGTGGAACTCGTTGTCTAGGGTTTATTCTATATCTTCCTCATTATTTAAATACAGAACAACATATTGCACAATTTAAAACTATGTATACGTCGCTGGGGCGGGTCTATTGCTAATAAATCGCACAGATTTATACGTGTCGTCGGGGCCGAAGGAATCGTCGTCACCGAATCCGATTCCCACGGGGGTTTGGCGCGTCTTTTTTAAGGTCCGCTCTCTCAACAGCCTGTTTTGGCGCTCCTGAGCACTTTCAGCCCAGACTTGCCCCGCCATACGTATTACACCACGACTCCGATAGCGGTAATCGTGTTTCGCAAACGGGGCTTCGCCATGAAAGCGAACCTTACGTTCGTGTTTTGACTCTCTAATAGAGTCAGACATTGTATGTATACAGACTCTTCATAGAGTCAACATCACTTTGCACTGTGGGAGGCTTTGTAGCTAGCGACATAAACCGAGGATCGTATAACTTATTAAACGTAGGTGTTTGCGCTACAGCATCAAAAGCAACGGAGGGAGCCATTAAAGCTTGGTATAGCCGAGAACTAGCTTCCTCAGTAGCTCCGCGCATACCAGCGGTGTACTCTTGAGCGGAGCCCTTTAAAGAGTCTGCTAAATCAGCATAAGAAGAAGACTTTATTACTCTAGGATTAAAAAAGCTTTGCCTCGTTTCAAACTCCGACTTAATATTTGGAATCCCTGCAGCAAAAGCTTCCTCATAACTTTTCCGGGCTTCTTCTCCACTACGACCAAATAGGCTACCTAATTGAAATTGTGCTTCTTTTTCAAGACCTTTGTAGTAATCGCCACGAGAGAGTAATTTACCTTCGGTTTCAGACTGCTTTTGAATAGCGTCTTGAATAATACGCTGCGCAAGCCCCTCATTAAAGTTAGGAGTTTGTACGTTTAATGTTTGTGACTTAGGGGCACCCATTACTCGAAAACTGGAAGTCCTTTAGCCAGTCTATCGCGAATTCTGTCACGTAATTTAAGTATATCTGCACTCGCTGTGTTTTTTCCTGGGTCGTAGAAATCGGCGGATACGTGCGCTCCGGTTGTAGAACCTGACCTTCCCTGAGTACCAATAGGTGTACCCGCTTCGATTACGGCACCGGGCTTTAAGGCTGGGTTCAGTTTATCAAAATGCGCTAACCGAACATCAAATTGACGCCCTGTTATGGGGTCAACCCCTCGTACATCAACGTAGTTTCCGTAACCCCTACGACCAGGCCCTTTCTCTAAATTGGTTTCCCAAGGATCATTAACAACTTTAAGAACCTGAGCTTTAAACGGAGTTGTAAAAGTGGCACCACGTCCGCCGGGAATAACAAAGTCAAACCCAGGTTCACCTGAAGTATCTACGGGGGAGGTTATCGTCACCCCTTTTAGAGCTAATCCTTTACCCGGAGTTAATTGTGTCGGAGCCGTAGTTGCAGTCTGAGTAGCTCCTATGGATTTATTTATCTGTTGTTCTAATGCTGCGGCCTCAGCGTTATGCTGCGATTCTTTTACTTTTGCTTGCAAAATCTGACCTAACAAATCTGTAGGTTCTGGTCTATTTTTTGATATAGGTTGCATAGAAGCTTCTAAAGCTTTTGCCCTATACGCCTCAGCGAGAGCGGAACTTTCCGGATTACCAGATTGATCAAGAGCATTAGCTAGCTCTAAATATTTAAAAGCATTCGAGCTTTCTGACGGTGCGTTAACTTTCTGAGCAAAACTTGAGACGATATCGGTTAATGCTCCCTTGAAATCAAACCGAGGTAACTTAATAGGCTCAACAGGAGTTGGAGCGGGTGCAGTGTCTGGAGAACTAACAGTAGCGCCCACACCGCGTTGAACAGCTTCGGTAAAGCTGAACTTGTCGGGGCCTACAATTTTGCTGATGTAGCTTTTAGTCTCCGCTGGCAGATATTTACCTACGCTGCCTGGCCCAGCGTTATATGCCTGTAAAGCTTTTTCATACGCTGTACGAACTTTTACAGGATCTGTTGTTCCCACTCCTCCGAATGTCTTAACATATGCGGCCATATTTTTGGCTGCCGCATCTAAGGCTGCGACAGGATCTAAGGGATTAACTCCCCACGAAGCCGCCGTGGAAGGCATTATTTGGGCAATACCTAAAGCACCGGCACTAGACTTCCTTTGACCCGAAATTACATCAGGGCTAAACCCAGATTCAGCTTGTATTTGCCGCTCAAAAACCTCGGGTATTAACCCATATTTAGCAGCTTTTTGCCGAGCTAGCTCTCTGTAATCCGTAGCCATGCCAGCAAAAACCGCTAAACGTTTCTTATTACCTATTGTAAAACCACGCGGGCGGTTTATTCTTCTAATTCAAGGTCATCATCGAACAGGTTCATGTTAGTGTCCATCGCTATTCCTACTTCAGCCATAACAGCTTTATAGGCACGTTCGCGGCAAATTAATTTGAAAACGGTAGACCACAAATACTGGTCTCGATCTTTATTAGATAAAGAGTACGCCTTTGCTCTGATTCGGGTCAGAACAAACTCGTCTTCAAGTGTAAGCTGACAGTTTATATTCTGAGACTCATCAGACTTACGCGAAGCCATGTTCCTAAGCCAGCTAATTCAAGTCTAGCTCTAGCAGAAAACAAACAAACTAAGGCGGAACACAGAATTACTTAATAGTTATATACTACCATGATTTGCAACTCCAGTAGCCTGGTGTTAACTTACTCTTTTTCTCGTCACAACTGTGCCTAGAGCGAAATGCAGCACGTCGTTTAGGATCGTCGCTCTTATTTTCCATATTGGGGTCTCCGAACCGCACTAAACGAACCTGATCTCCCTCCTTAGCCGCCACGGCGAACTCTTTTCCGCCTTGAACATCTCGCTTAGGGACGTTGTATCCTTTAAAAATTTCACCAGCGAGCCGGATCGTCATGAGTCTTACCTTTGTGAATTCATGCTAGCTCAAACAAATCTTAAGAACTCCTTTAGTCGCACAAGTCCCGCTGTGCACAGAACAAATAGAGCTAATATAAATGCGTTGCTTTTTCTCCGCATATACAATGCCGGACGGTAAGACACTCCTGACCATTGCAGAAACTGCTGAGCTTTTAAACTGCAGCTCCGGTTTTGTTCGTAAGCGTATTGCTCTGTCGGAGGCTAATCAGCCTGGCGGTTGGCCTAAATCCGTTTACGTTAACCTCCAGCCCAACGGTGCTAAATCGCTGTACCGAGTGAATAAAACAGCACTCGAAGAGTATCTTCAAAGTTCTTCTACCGCTAAAGTAGAGGCTGAAGAAACCGTGGCGGCGCCTTCGGCCTGCCAATTCTGATATGACTCTCTCCGGCGCTTTCGAAACACCCGCAGAGATGCCCCACGCTGGGGGATTTATGCAGTCCGAGGCGCCGGAGCAAAAACCGACGGCTACAGTTGGCGAACTTATCGATCAACTTGTAGTCGTTGGGTCTTATTTAAATCAACTGTACTTACAAGCTCACCTCATTCACTTAAATATTGAAGGCCCTCTGTTTTTACCTATTCACGAGTTTTTAAAACAACAGTACGAAGATCACATCGATCAATTCGACAGTGTTGCTGAGTTTGTTCGCTCCATGGATTACCTCATGCCTATGTGTGCACGAGGTTTAACAGGAGCGTACAAAGGTTTCAAACATGTTAAATCTTACACCGCCCGCGAGGCGTTGACGACCTACGTAAAGAATTTAGAGAACGCAGGCATGATGGCGAAGGAAACCGGCGTTCTCGCTCGCGAAGCACAAGCACCCGATGTAGAAAACTACATGGCGGATCTTGTCAAAATGATGTTCAAAGCCGCGTGGTTTTTAAAGGCCACGCTGCGCGATCAGGCCTGAAGCCAAGTATTTGAGGCCCTAACAAACAGTCCCGCACCAAAGGATCCTGAAGGCTGTATTTGGTAGAAGAGCGACCCGGAAGCATAGCTGCTGGGGGCGGGTAATCCACTCACTCCAATGTCTGCGCATTTAATAGCACCTGACGCAAGGATTGCTCCGGAGGCCAAAATAGCTCCGGACGCCAAAACAGCGCCAGACGCTAATACAGCGGAACCCGCAGTAGCAGCCGAGGTAGCTATGGTGGCGGAGTCGGAAAACGCAGCCCCTACTTTCTGCCACGCTGATCCTGTCCAAACTTTTAAGTAATACTCTGAAGTTGAGCTATCGGTCCATAACTCACCGGTAGAGTTTCCCGCTAATCCCTGCGGAGAAGAGTTAGGCGCCGTCGTTCCGTAATGAGCCGGACCTATTTTGCGAACAGAACCCGCAGAATCTTCAAAGTAAAGTCCTGGGTCTGCAGCACCAAAACAAAGCGCAGGCTCGCCTCCCTGCAGAATAACGCCGCTAGGACGGTCTGAGGAGAGACCAGATCTTTTTAAGAGAAAGACAACAGGGGTTGATGTCATTAATAAGTTCCTCCGTTTAAAGCAAAAGCAGGTACAAAAGCTTGTGTACCGTTTTTATACGTTGTTCCGTCCAGTATGTTAACCGGCATTGATACCGGGGAACCGTACGCATACGTACCGCCGTCGTAAACCTGTAGGTTTTCTGGACTTACAGGAGCAAAGGGATCAAAGGTATCAAACGTAAACATGTCAAACGCCTGCGGACGCATAGGCGTGGCGCTGTCTAACCCCCCAACATTTAATGTTTTCGCCATCATGTTGTACATATCAGGCAACATGATGCGGTCAGGCATACCGTCCTTTGTCGGGCTATATCGTTGCCACCACACCAGATCTTTCTCGCGCTTCAAGAACGTAAACTGTTTCTCTAAATCTCTATCGAATTTCTCCCTGTAGTATTCGTTCATAGGCTCATCATTCGGCTGATGAAGAACCCACGGTGAAGTCGTTGTCGTCTGGTTGTATCTCAACTGCATATCCCACATAGCAGCGTATATATGCTTACACCATTTGGGCTGAAAGTAATACAAGTTAGGGTCTGAATAACTAGCTTCAGAGTAACTTGCTATGTTATAAATTTCGTTTAAGTAGATAAATCCGAAGGCCCGTGCATAGCCGGGATCATCTGAGGAGTTATTAAGCCGCTGTGCTTGGTTTGGACCAGCGTCATAAAAACCCGGATCCATGTTCTGAACACGCGTGTATGGATACCGCTGACGCAGAGACACATCCCATAAATTTAAATTCTCACGATTGAGGAAATCAGGGCATGTGCATTGTGCCCGCATTTCAGTTGTCAGATACTCGCCAATAGCTGGCGGACCAGACGCGGGAACAGCAAGTGTCGTTGCGTCAACAACAGACCAACTTTTATCTCTGCTTATTGATAAAAACAGTGTATTAAAAATAGGGGCAAACGTAGGTGTTAGAGGGACGTTATTAAAACCCACGGCTGTGACCGTGTAGTTGTTATACCCGTACTGTTTTTCAGATCCATCTGCATTAAATCGATTAGATAAAACCTCTCCTGTAAAGAAGGATATAGGGGCACCAAACCGAGTATTTAATTGAACAGCATAAGTGTCTTCGTTGTACTTAGTTACAGACGATACGGAGTAACCGAAATTTAGAAAGTTAAAAGAGTCACGAGGTCTGACCCCAACCATCCACATACGCATGTCAGAACGCGTTGTGGGATACATAAAGCAAGCACCAGGGACGAAGACACCTGTTCCTGGGTTTCCCTGAGGAAAATATTTAAAAGAGTAAGTTAATCCGTCATAAGCTTGCTGAGAGTACATCGCAAGCTCATAGCCACGGCGCCAACGCACCCAGAGCGAAGCGTAGTCATACTCGCTTATAACACTAAAATCTTTCGTCCCCGTAGCTGGACGAAATCTCCGCTTAAACGGCAAAGGGCTGGACAACTCTAAACGATTGTCCGAGCCCCGTATCGTTTTCGGTTGCTCTACAGGTTTTGATGCCTTGAAATCACGAAACCCAAAATTGTCGGACCCTTTTTTTCTGGCCATGATACCTTAGAATAAGTTTCTGTGAACATTATGACAAATGTATGTTTGTGTGCGCATCCTCTCTGGAATACTTATAAATCTATGGTAGATCGTTGCTACAGAAAAAATCATTCGGCTTATCCCAGATACGGAGGAAGAGGAATAACAATATGTGACCGGTGGCTGCCAGATAAAACAAAAAAATACCAGAAAGAAGGTTTTCTAAATTTTATAACCGATATGGGAGAAAAACCCTCCCAAGAATATTCCTTGGATCGTATAAATAATGACGGAAACTACGAACCCTCAAACTGTAAATGGTCTTCTAGATCAGAACAACAAAAAAATAAAAGAAAGTTTAATCAACCTAATAATACTGGATCTAAAAATAGAGCAAGCAAACTTACTGAAAGAGAAGTAGCTGAGATAAAACTACTGCTCGCAACTACAAACGAAACACAGCTATCTTTAGCTAATAAATATGGTGTTTCTCAAGTATGTATTTCTTTAATAAAAAGGAACAAAAAATGGGCTCATGTTGAGCCCACTCTTTATCAATAGAACCCTCCTTGACACCAGATTGTAATACCGGACGAACTAAGGCCACCCGATACAGATGAAGGGCCGTTACCGATGTATCCAGCACAGAGGATGTAACCTTTTTCGAGGTACAAACCCTCTCCCTTACCAACTTGTATGGGAGCCACTATGGACGTGTCTCCTACTTTGGGAACAGGAGCATTAACAGCAAAAAGTTGAACAGGAAGAGGATAACCAAATGTATCGCCGCTCAGGCCAACCTCAAAACGGCCAACCATTAAAGCCGACGATGTTGAAGGTGCCGCCTGGTTAGGCGCATACACGTAAAGTCCTATATCGGCTGTACGAACGCCAGCGTTATTCGGATAATCCTCATTACTGACGATTGTGATGTCCTCTACAAGCGCAGCATCTTCAGAAGGAAGATCCCCCACGCGGACTAATTGAATTAGATCGGTGAGGTTTGGGTTAGTGGGATCGCACTTCTGCGTAGCCGATGTAACGCGAGCACCCCTAAGAAAGGGGCGATCGATTAAGCAAGGTTGTTTGTTAGTGCTCGTCGAGGCCATGATGCTTACCTAATGCTTTAGATTAAATTACGGGTTTACCAGCTTTAGGATCAAAAGAAGACGATTCTTTTGACCTAGAACTTAGGATTGTGCCTAACAACCGCTGGAGGTAGTCATCCTCCTTTTGAGATTTCAGATACTCTTGCAGACGCGAACCGGCGACACGATAAGGTGATTCGGGCACGCCACGAACAGCCCGAACAACATCCCCAATTCCTGTAAGAAAATCTTGGGCACCTAAACCAATTGCCGTCCAATCAGTCCCTGGTTTGGTAGCAGGAGCTGCCGAGGGACTGGGATTGAAGACGAAACTATAGTCAGGAAAAGAGTTCATCGTTTTTATTAAGTTTAACGTAAGAGGTTTAAAGAGGAACCATAGATCAAGCGAGGATCTAACGGCTGAATCTGCTCATAAACCTGTGGCCTTGTAGCATCCGTAAGCTCAGACGCTGCCTGAGTCCCTGTAGCGGCGTTTAAACCAGCAGCAGTGGCGTTACCTACAGCATTATTGGTTGTGTTAGTACCCATAGGAGTACCAATAACAGTCTGCTTAACTTGAGCAGATTGCTGACTAGGTAATGTGGTAGATCCAGTAGCTTTTCGTAACAACTCGTAGGCCAAAGTCGGATTGGACTTAGCCCAGGTGACGAGTTCAGGAGTATCTAAGACATTACGCTTAGTAAGCTCAGAAATAACTTCTTCGCGATACTGAGGGTATGTAGCGTAAGCCTGACGCTGACGGTAATACTTCTGTAACGCTTCCTGACCCTGAGAAGGTTTAGCGTACTGCTGCTTAGCTGAACGCAGCGCTTCATTCTCGCCACGGGTGACAATGACGGTCTGGCCGTCAGCACCTCGATAAGTCGGAGTCTCTAACTGAGCACGAGCGCCCGGTTCTTGAGCTGCTGCAACCTGCTGGATAGCGCGGATTCGATTTTGGGCAGCTTCCGGGTCGTTAATTAATCCACCGGCATCCACAGTTTCTGTGGTCGGACCCATCGGAGTTTCCGCAGGGGTCTCAGGTGCGGCAGGAGAAGAGGGGCGTGTAAGAGCGTAAGTGCCCAAACCTAAACCAGCCAGACCAGCAGCTCCCCCTGCTACTAAATCAGGATTCTCGCGAGCTAATTGAGCAAGATCTGCTACTTTGCTGCCAATTAAGTTCCGTGCTTGATATACACCAAATCGTGTCGGACTTGAGAAGAGCCCTGTACCACGCGGGATCTCTTGTCCGTACATTTCGTCAGCCAAGCTTGGGCCTGGGTTGCGCATTTGTTGCAGCGCTAAATCTTCGTCAATTCCGTACTTACGAGCAAGCTCACGAACAAACTGCGTGGACTCGCCCTCAGGCATTACGTCTGCGGGGTTATAAGTTAAGCCCCCGACCTTTGTGCCTTCAGCGGTAACAGTCCCTTTGGGGTAAGTTAAACGGTTAAAACCGGAAAAGAGATCGAGCTGACGTCCGTCCAAAGGGACAGGAGCCTCAGGAGCACCGGTAGGAGTGCGTGCAATATCAGGGGCAGCTTCTACAACGGAACGAACAGCGGGGCTCGCGGGGGGAGTGAACACACCCATAACCGGAGGTTCAGCTCGGCGCGCAGGGGCAACCGCACGAATAGTTTGTTCTAAAACTTCTTGCGCTTTAGGAGCTGCTTTTTGCGCAGCTTCTCGACCTAAGCGATATGTGCCTTGTACAGCTCGCTCACCTGCTTCAGCCACGGGGGCTTTGAAAATTCCTGCAGGTTTTTGCGCAGCTTTCCGTAAGGTTGCGCCCGTTACATCCGGAATCGAATATCCCGCTTGGCGCAGCATCTGCTCACCTGTATCCCCCAGCGCAGAGAGAGCACTCTCCGCAAACCTCCGCAAAAGATTTGCGTCTATCCGTGGAGCCATGTATAACCTTACGGAATAACTAAATGTATGTTAGCGCCAGTTTGCATAGAAGTACAAGCGGTCCGCTCGCGACGTATCTGGCGGACCAGGGATGGCCTGAATAAACTCACCACCACTGCGTTCAAAACGATAACGAGCAGTAACAGGATCCCGATAATTCGGAACATACAACATATGAGCCAGTCGATCGCATTCGTACGAATAGTTTTCACGCCAAATCCTGGCTGTTTCACGCTTGTCCTGAATATTAATGGAGCGACTAACATCACCCAGAATTGTTTCCTGACGGCTAGTTGCTCGACCAGTAGCTAATTCAGTCAAACGCTCAGCTTCTTCGCAGCGTTCGATCTGCTGAACAATCTTGTCGTAATAAAATTCAGAAGGAATACTATTACACGCTTCCATTAGGCGAGCATAGTCACCTGCAGGAACAGTAGCGATATTGTAACCTAAATGATACGCTACACGGCTAAAGTTAAAATCATCAAGTCTGTATCCAAATACGCTTGCTGGATTACGTGTAAGCTGATTAATCGCCGCATAAACTACTTCTCTTTTAGTAGCGTCTGTGACATCTGGTTGAAAAACAACCCCTTGTCCGGCTAAATATGACTGAATCTGCTCTAGCTCTTGTGTGCTTAGCTGAGCCATGTTCTAGACTCCATACCCTACCTTTTAGTCTACGTGAAACCAAAACGCTTAGATATAGGATTTTTAAAGCAATGGATCGAAATAGACGAAACTATTCCTCAAAAACTAAGGTGGTCAAAAAGACCTTCTAATAGAGTAAAAATAGGAGACCCTGTAGGAAATAAATGCAAAAGAAAAAATTTAACATACTATGAATTCTCACTTAATAATATAGCTTATTTAAATCACAGAGTATACTTTGCTTTAAAAAATAATAAAGATCCAGGTGATTTTGAAATTGATCATGAAGATCATGATTACGAGAACACAGGAAAACTTCGACTAGCTAATAGATCACAGCAAACAGCAAACCAAAGACCTAGAAAAGGAAAAAAGTATAAAGGCGTATATTGTGATAAAAGAGACGGAAGATACTATAGTCGAATTAAATTAAATTACAAAACTATAAGCCTAGGAGGTTACGACACAGAAGAAAAAGCTGCTATCGCATATAACGAAGCAGCTAAAAAATATTTTGGTGAATTCGCGTTTTTAAATATCATTCCACATACACATGGTCACCCTCAAGAACAGAATCCCAATCCACGCGGGTGATCGCCCGCAGTTGCTCCAACTTAGTAAAGCGCTCGCCAGGCATAGACTGCTGAAGCTCTTTAATTTCAGTAGCCGTTTTAAGGCCAACACCTTTAAGAACCTGAGTCAGTAACTGGGGAGTAGCGCTATTGATGTTTACGCGGTTAAAAGCCTGAACTTCCGGTTTTACAATTTGTCGCCCACGGCGCTGTTTTGCAGTTTTAGATTCGGGCTCAGCTTCTTTCTCGACTTCAGCAATTTGATTTCGATGGGCAAAGAAAACCTTCCCGGTAGTTAAGGACTTCACCATCTTATATTCACCTTCATCGTGCTCACTAATTACTTCAATTTTTACACCATTCGGAGTGTAGGTGTATTCCTTCGTGGTCACAGCAGTCATTATGTAGACAGTGCTCTGAAGCTAGTTATAGCACAGTAAACAATAAAAAACCCCCTCCGAAGAGGGGGCTTGAACATTCCAGCCTGAGTTTATCAGGAGGGAACAGTCGAGGTGTACACGTTGGACTCGACCAGACCAGCGGGTTGCAGAGCCAGGTCATCGCGCTTGGGAGCCTCATCGGGGATGAGCCAGCACACTTCGCAGATGCCGAGGGCTTTGTTGCGACCGGCCAGTTTGTTGGCCTGAGCACGGGGATCGTACACACCAGAACCGAGACCCAGACCGGAGCCAGGAACGGTGGCGGTGCTGTACAGACGGTACTTCGTATCCGCAGTCACCACGTGCATGTTGGCGTCGTTCCAGGCGTTGCTGGAATTCCACGTGCCGTTCTCAATGCGGCTGTTGGAGCCCACGAGGTTCGCGAAGAAGCCGCTGGGGCTGGGGGCCACGGTGAGACCCGAAGACAGAGCGGGGCCCACGCCGAGAGCGGGAGCGGTCTGAGCACCAGCGATACCACTGGAGATCACATCGCCGCCATCAAGACGCACAGACACGCGGTACACATAAGCGCCAGAAGGCACGGTGATACCGTCGGTGATATCGGCACGGACATCCTTATAAGCGTCAGGAGACGGAATAATGATGTCGGCAGCCCGGAAGGGCTGGTTAGTGCCGTTTTGACCCGAGCCATAAGGCTGGGTGTAGTAATCCAGTTGGTTAGTGCTGGAGCTGGCCTGATAAGACAGGTCAACATAACCAACAGCCTGTTGGGCAATCCAACCGGGACGGAACACCACGCCGACGGGACCGCCAATCGGCTGATTGGAGTAGGTCTCGTTAGTGCCGTTCTCGTTCAGAAAACTGAAGTTGCTGGTGGAGTGCCAGTAACGGAGAACGTTGGTGTAGTTGCCAGGATAGATTTTGGCAACGGCGATTTGCTGAGGATTAATAGCCATCGTTAGTTACCTCCTTATCAAACGCTAAAGGAGTAAGCGATGGTGGCGAAGTCAGCGTTCAGAAGTTCGAAACCTGCGTACAGGCTCCAAATCATCATGATGAAACGGCTGAAGTCGTCGTTGTTGTTCAGCAGCACCTGGGCGTTGTTGCCGCCGATACCGACACCAACGCTTTGGGGACCGAAGAACATACCGATGGCGGTATCGTATGTACCTGCGGTGCCACCGATAGTCGCCGTGGCAGTCTGCGAAGGCATGTTGGTGGATTCGAAGAACCGCACACCTTCAAACACAAAGCCAGTCGGCATGATGGGCTCGCCAGCCACGAAGGTGGCTTGGCCGAAGCCTTGACCCATGTACAGCGCAGCGTTGGGCTGCATCGCCGACATGAGGGGGTTGATTTGGCCGTTGCCAGGATAGCGTGCAACCTCGCGGAAGTCGCTGTTCTGACGCAGGTGCATCAGGAAGGTAGGATCGCAGACGCAGCGATAGAACCCGTCCTGGTAGGTGGGGACGTTCCGCTTACGGAGGCTCTTCACCACGCGCAGCAGGTCGTCCTTAACGTCGAACTTGGCCTGCTCTGCGTTAGAGTAGGTCAGACCGCCGACGGCAAGGTCGCCGGGGTAGTAGTAGCCACCCTGGCTGTCGGAAGCCTTACCCTTAGAAACGGCTTTCAGGAGTTCGTTGATGAACACCCGATCACGCCACCGCCGGTAGTCGTCAAGCAGAGTTAACGAACCGATAGACTGGTGGAACGCAGTCAGGTTGCCAGTATCCAGCAGTAAGCGCTGCGCGGTGATCAGAGTCTCGCGAGCGATTTTGAAGGTGCTGGGCTGAGTAGGATCAGTCGGGTCAGCGGGACCGGTGTACTCGCGAAGAGTCACGAGCACCTTGTCCTTAACAATATTCCTGCTGTTAGCGGTGCCGATTGTCTGTTCGGCTGTACGTTCCCGCGATTCCTTAGAACCAGGGTTGCCCCAGAAGCGGTAACGATCTAACTGAACTGTCTGGCCGGGCTGTTTGGAGAAGTCATGGACCACCACTGGTTCTGCAGCCATTTCGACTACATACGCAGGGTGCGGTCGATATAACTCAGCACCAAGCAGCTTCGGGAAATCGTTATCGACAAACACTGTCGATATCTCCGAAAACTACAAGGTTAGTTTAAAACAAAAAGAGCCAGGAGAACACTGTGCTGTCGCATTTTTAGCGTTAAATCGATTTTTGATTGCTGCTGTTAACAGTGGGACTAAACCGATGAACCATATTCCGTACAGATTCAGAACCCTGTAAGTACACGGAACCGTAGTTGTAGGCGTAACGAGTAGAGCGACCCCGATAAACGTACCGAAGAGCAGAAGACATTAAACCCGGAGCTGTAGACCTAACGGTCTCTGTAAACGTTTGGCAATAAACAGGAGGGTTATAGACCCACTGAGATCGATCAGCGGTTCCCTGAGAACCCAGAATATTAGTTAATAAAGTACCTTCGTAATTACGGTGTGTAACACCACCGCCCGTGGAACCTTCGGCGGCTGTGTTTGCGTCGGGGGTGTTATACGGGTTATAGCTTTGGTTAGACGGAGCGATACCTCCGTAATACGTATATTTCCCCTCGTCACGTAAACCGTATTGAGGCCCTGTGGAAGTTACGACCTTCGCATTCGCGATCGTAGTAACAGATAAAGGTCTGTAACCGTTGTAAGAACTTAGAGAACCGCTCGGTAAATAATCTGAATTTTCATAATCTGTCCAATAGCCAGAAACAGCCTGAGGAACAGTACGCCATTCAGTCGTTAAGTACCACGATCCACTATTAGGTGGGCCTGAAGTTATTACGCCAAGGTCTGCACCAGTATCCCGAATGCCGGAACTTAATACGACGAAACCTTCGTGGCTTGGGCCGGACTGAATACGGTGAAAACCGCTGTCGTATTTGTAATTAGATAACGGTGTATAAACCACGAGATGTTAGCGGCTATACACCTAGTATAAGTTTTAAGCGCTGGGCTCTACGCCAGAAGGAGTTACATCAATTTTTTGACTGAGCGCACTCATATCCGTGCTTATATTTTGCATATCACGCACATAAGCTTCCTTTAGAACAGCTAACTCTTGCTTGAGCTGTTCAACCTCAGTCGAGCTTGTGCTGCGAAGACGGCGGCCAATAGAGTTAGGCATTTCAGGATCCTTTCTTAGATTCAGTATACTTCTGTGCTTTTTTCTTTGCCTTTACCCGTTCGGGAAGGTCGCCCTTAGTTTCTTTTTCATACTCCGCAACTTTTGCTTTTGAGATTTCACCTCGCTCAGACATTGCGTAGAATTTACGCCGCTGGGCCTCGCTCACAAAGGGCATCTCTAAATCAGAAGACCTTTTTGTATGTTAACTATTCCCGTCCCAGAAAAATGCCCGAAGCTGCTTAGGTCTAGTTTGGGAGATTTGATTGAGCGCCACAGGTCTTGCATGTTTGTGAACCGAATATCGTCAATGAACAACCAGCGCGGTTTATCACTAAACTCAACTGTCTGCATCATATGTAATAAAGTTTTTTCAAAGTGATCGTCTTTAGGTCCGTCTAACATAATAAAATCTGCTCTATTTAACAACACTTTATGCTGCTCAAAAATATCAGGGTTAATTAAATTAACTAAATGTTGCTGTAATCTGCCAGAAGCAAAATCTTGTTCTTTTAAAACAGTCCAATCAAACGATAAGTAATCATAAAGGTCATAAGTGTACACCGTTGAATAACTACCGGTGGAGTCCAACATGACTCGTGCTGAGCACCCACGGTAGGTTCCGATATCGATTAAAAACGCAGGTTTTAATACCTTTAAAAGACCAGATAATATTCGATAATGTTCGCCAGGAAATACATTCGCAAACTCAAAGTCAGGGAGTATAGGTTCACTTGCTGCAAACTTGATCGCCTCAGCGACTAATTCGTAATCTGTAAAAGATTGCGTTGCTGGGTCGTCATCTAATGAACTAAAAGAACCTTGGATGACGTGGCGAGCACACATAATAAAAAAGACCCCGCTACACGTTAACGGGGTCTCAGCTTACTCAGGTTTTACTGCTTCAGTTCGAATCCATGAACAGCAGTTTGCCGCGGAAGGCATCGGGGCTCATCTGAGCCAGGTAACGCCAAGCCTGATCAGGGCTCTTGTTCATAGCTTCGCTGAAACCTTGCCACTGAGTGTCAGTGTCAACGCTAGGAGCGCCAGCTAAAGCAGAAGCAGGAACAGCGGGAAGCTGATCATAACGAGGCTGATAGCCCTGAGTTTCGCCGTCGGCGTCCACGGGGTAAACCTCGGTAAAGAACCGATTGGTGTAATCGGCGAGTTGATCAGGATCCGTCAGGATCTGTTCCATAACCATACCGCGAGCAGCGGTTTGCTCCAGAACTTGGTGCTGTTGGATCAGAGCATCCTCAAGCACGGTGGCATACTGATTCAGGATGCCAGGAGCTTCAACACCGAAGTGATTAACGACGGCGGCGGTTTCGGGGCTTAGCTGCGGGAGCTGCTGTTGCTCCGTAGAAATCGGATAAGAAGTCTGGGTTGTAGATCCGTTGCTGTACGAGATCGGCTGAGCCGTAGGGGCTTGGTACAGATACGGTTGGGCCTGTGAACTCTGACTGTAAAGTTGAGTATCCTGCGGCGCCGTCAGGTACTGCGGATACGATGCTGTCTGGCTGGGGGACGGGGAGAGACGCGAAACCACCCGCTCCAGGCTGCCCATCGCCGCTTCCCACGGGTTGGACGGGGAGGACGTTGACGGAGACTGGCTGTACTGGTTGTTGGTAGAAGGGACCGTAACCGGTGTTACCGGCGACGGCGCTTGGGGCATAGCTGCCGAAGGTGCCGCCTGGGTAGTTGCTACCCACTGCGGGTAGGCTGTTGAACCCTGGTCTACCGAAGGCGCTGCCTGCGGGGCCGCTACCGCCGGGGAGACCGGGCTCGGGATCGAAGCTTGGATCTGCTGGCTCATAGCTGCCCGAGTAAGTCAGTTCTTGCGCAAGGTGGTCAAACGTCCTATAAAGCAAGGGCGTTATGTTTAGCCGAGGGTCAGCCGCTAGGGGTTGATTCGGCGCAAGTGGATGTGGCGCTTGCAACATCTGATTCAATAATAATAGAAATTGCTGAAAAGCGCCCTGCGTTTGTTGAATCATTCGGAAGGGAAATCCCTTCAACATTTCTGCACGTTCGGAATCAGTTTTATCAGGGAAGAGGTATTTAAGCGCTTCCACGCTGTCCACACCTAGTTCCTGAAGGTTTCGAACAACGATAGATTTTTGGTTGATGTCGTAAGCAGTGTCCTCATAAACATCGCCCTGGAATCGGTAGGTGACTTCACGATCACCATCCGGGGGAAGTCCGTAAACACCACTCGGCACTTTATTTTGTTGCAACGCCACTTGCATTGCGGCGTCAACATCACGTTCGTATTTAGCGAGACGTTTTTGGTAACGCTCTTGAGCTTCTTCCGTTTGTTCTTTAGGAGGTTTAGGGGGCTCCATCCCCATAACTTGAATAAAACTTTCGCGGAAAATTTGCTCTTGATGATAAATAATCATCTCCAGCAAACGGCAGAAGCCGTATGTAAGGAAACTCTTATTTTTTCGAAGAGCGGTCGCTTGTGCACGACCCATCAAACCCTTAATTTCCGTGGCGGTAGCGCCAGCAGAAATAGAAATTTCGTCAACACCCCCTAATGCCGTGCGAATTTCTTCACGCAGTAGAAGGGCATAACGGTTCATGTCCCCGTTAACCGGATCGGGGGTCATGTAACCCACACGATCCGAAGGCTCAACGTTGGCGATAATGCGCGGAACGCGCAAACCACCAATCATTGCGGAAGAGCCAAAAGGCTCAGAAACGCGAGTCGAAGGTGTATCGCGACCAGCAAAACCGCTTTGGCTGCTGATTGTAGGGCGGAATGTGCGATCCGAATCAGAAGCCTCGACCAGATCGGAACGAGGCCGAGAACTAATCAGCGTGGGATTGCCAAAGAACTCAATATTCTTCGCGATATTTTTAATCATGTTGTCATGAAGCACTATCTGCTCCATGAACGGTTCAAACTCTCCTTCTCCCTCAGTACCGCTGCTGTTGGGTTTGTTTAAAACCTCTACAGCGGGAATAAACCCAAGTTCGTTTTTGCGGCTGTTCTTAGGTGTAAGAATTGTGCCGGGTTCTAATTCAAAGCTGAGTTCACTGTTGGACTCGAACTCGTTAATACGCTCTTCTGTTATAGAAATTCGAACGTACCGCTTGTTCTGCCCGTAGGTCTCAGCAGGCAAACCCAGCGTAGAGTTACGAACTTTATAGCTGTAAAGGATTACAACTTCATCGATGTTGCCGTTTATATCGTGATATACGCGGTACTGACTCTTAGGAAAGAAATAAATCTGATATTTGAGCTTTGGGTCAGGACGAAAATAAAAAAGCCCGCACCCATCGATCAGGAAATTACGAATAATCGCTGGAAAACGGATGTCCAGACGATTTAGAGTAATTAAAGATCCTAAGAATTTTGTGCGGGCTTTGTAAGTGTCCTGCTCACAGTAGAAAAACAAGCCCTTCTTAATCATAAGCAGCGTCATCTGCTGCAAATGACTAAGAACCACCATCGTGGCAGATTGTTTACTCCGATCCTGCGTACGAGAAGCCTCAAGGATCTCGCTAAAGCGCTGTCGGATGCCCAGAGTATCTGCCATGACCTATTAATACAGGTTTTTTAAGCCAAAATCAACGCTTTTCGGCTTCTTTTTCGGCGTGACGCTTAGTCTTAGCTTTTTTGGCCTTACGAAGAGCTTCGCGACGCTTCATTTCTGACTTTTCGTCGTCTTTTTTACCGTGTTCGCCACGCTCTTCTTTCGATTCCATGTGCTTGCGAAGCCCTTCGGGCATGGAACTAGCCATCGGGAAGCAAATACTTGCGTACTCTCTCAAGTTTAAACAATTCTGGCGGTAAAAGGTCATGCGGATAAAGCTCTAAAATATGATCCGTACGTCCCAATGGGTCTGTATTACCAGCTTGTGCTTTATAGTTGTCTAAATGATCCAACATTTCCTCGCTGTAAGCCGGTGCGACTGAGTTAGGGATGTCATCGAAACAATGAGAAAACGAAGTCACCTTACGTTTCATACGGGATGAGTCTCCCATCCACGAGAAATGCCACCCTGCGTCACAGTTCCCTAAGACGATATCGTTAGGGTTCATACGAATCTGAGAGGGTGTGCGATCGAGATGCTCATATAAAACGATCGTCCCACATGTCCAATTATTTGGGGCTTTCGAGTCATCTCCGTTCGGATCCTTAACTCGCAAATCCGCGCGCCCATAGAACATAGGCATAGAAAGTCGCACACAGCGCGAAGGATCCTGTTTAGCTACTTCGACAGCTTCTAAAAGTTTTTCTGGTTTGGGAATCTCGTCAACATCACTAAAAAAGAACACGGAGTCCGGAGGACACATACGCATACCGACCCCTAAGGCATCCCTCTGCGCATATTCCCGCGACCACGGGATTGAGCACTCTTCCGGCGTGGGAAGTTCAACGTGTAGAACCTGAATCTTATCCTCAGGTAAACCTAACTCCCTGATTGTATCTACGCAGGTAAAAGGTTTAGGGTCTCCTCTAAACGTCCTGTTTCCGTCTGTGATAATAAAACCGTCTACAACGTCTTTTAACAACTCGTAGCGAAGTTCAAGAAGTTCCTTCTCGTCGAAATATAAAAAGCAGTCGAACAGCACAAACAGTCACGCGACTGTCAGTATATTAGCGTCGAATGGCAGTATTAATACCACCGCCTGCCCGCACTGCGATACTTCCGTTCGAGGAACGCTGTTGAGCGCGAGCGGTCGATAGGAGTTCTTCTTTCAGTGACTCGACACTACTGACACTCGTTTGATCCGGGCTATACGCAGAAGTTCGCGGAGGCACAGACCCGTACATATGAGAACGGTCATATTCTTCCGAATATAAATTTTTAGGGCTGTTAGAGCCCTGAACACGTTCCTGAAACTCCGACGCTTGTTTCATGTCATTGAAAGCAGAACCAAAAAACTGGCTTGCTTGACCGAAAGGGCTCTGCGGATTAATCATTGAGCTTTACGCTTGATGTACTCGGAAGCCTTTTTACGAGCTTCTCTAGCTTTATTGGTATTAGGTACTCTAGTATTCACAGGTTTATCCCCGCGTGTGGCGGCCTTCTTTTTTTCGTCAGTTGCGCGACGTTCTTCGGCAGAAAGTGCTGCCCAAGCTGCTCGGGGTAAATACCGCTCAGTCCGACCCTTTTCCCTAGCTAAGTCCGACATATTACATACTCGCAGAGGGGTCTATAAGTTTCCGATCAGCATAGGCTTTTAAAAGAAGGGCATCCTTAGTTCTATCCAAAAGAGATTTCATAATCGAAGAGTAATCTGAACCTATTAAGTAAGCCTCAAAATCCTTGGATTCTGGCAGAACCTCGGTAGAAAAAGTTTTTTTGCCGCCGAGAGCGGTTAACAGGTCAGTCGTTGTGTAAGCCATCAGTCTTCCTTAGATTTTTCGTACTCCTCTCGTGTCTGCCAGTCTTCTTTAGACCACCGCGAAAGGCGATTTTCAGAGGACTTTTTACCTTCGTAACGTCCTCCCATTTCTTTATAATACTTAGTCGCAAGCTGCATCGCCCGTGCACTATGGCCGCCGAGTTTGGCACGGGCCTTAGCCTTAGCCCGAGCCCACTTTTGCGGATCTCTTTTTTTAGCGATTTCGGCCATCAGTAGAGCACCACAACTTTTTCCACGGTTGTTTCGGCACCACTGATGGTTGTGATTGAAATCGGAATGAGAGCGTTTGCTGTTACCTTACGGATGGTAATCGGAGTACCGGGAGCATCCGTCAAAATTACTTGAAGATTCTGGTTGCTGTTTCCGTCATCAATATAAACAGCACGGCAAGCAGGGAAATTTGTGGACTGCCCGCTGGCAGTGACTAAAAACCCACTCGTATAAGGAAGGTTGGCGCTATACGGATAAAACGAACCGCCAAAAGCTCTTACGTCCATATCAATCGAGTGTTTCTATAAGTTTACTCAAATATTCGACCGCTTTTTGCAGATCCTGTTTCCCGTTTTTCTGTTCCCAACGCCACAGGTATTTCTGGGCACATCCTTCAAGATAGCCCTGATATTTTACGAGCCCCATAGAAGCTCGCTGAACGTCATAACATTCTAAACCATTACGTTTGTAGTAATCTGGTCTAACCGCTTTATCAGCCTGCAGGATTGAACCAGAAGATCGTTCCATTGCATCGTTCCAAAAATCGTCGTAATCGGTAGGCGTCGCTTCGTGGAAGGGTTTGGCACTCATGTTTCCCTAAGTAGAAGTAACAAATGTGGACGTATTCAGCCCCACTATGCCGCACTTTAAATCACACGACGAGCATCTCCTCAACACATAATAATTTGTTGTGTCTCTCTTTTAGGTTTTTAGAGTATTTATCGTCGTCGTGCCGAATTAGGCCACACTCAAGGATTTGATACTGGGTTTTGTTTTTATAGACCGGAACACAACGCCTGTGCTCATACCCGTGGGGAAGATCTTCAAAGGCCAAGCCCATGGAGCTGCGATCAGCAATAGGCCAGTTCCTAATTCCAGTTTTTACATAACTCTTTTCTGGGTCAAAACTGTCAGACCGAATATACTGCTCTCCGTCTAATTGATCCAAGATCATGCCGCAGTAATACGGGCTACCCAACTGGATAAAGAAGTCAACCTCATAATCAACCACGAGGATTTTTGGAACCATAAAACCAAAGTCGTGCCAAACCTTAGGTGTCTCCTTGGTTAGGCTCCATTTTTCATAGTTACCGATTGGTACTCGTTTACCTTCGAAACTTTCATAAAGAGCAAATCCAGGCTCCAAGCCGTAACGATTAAGAGCAGGCTTCCACTTAACGTAATAATCAAAGTTATCCTTACGAATCAGGACATCATTTTCTTGATAGACGTAATAGTCTGCTTCGCGATTAAGGATTGCGAGTGCTAAGTCTGTTTTATGCGCCCACGTGAGAAACCAACCTTTATAGTCAGGCGAAGCTACTTTTATCTGAACGTTCAGATCGCTAAAGGGTTCCAACACCGCCTCTAGTGTTGGCACGTCCTCTTGAGCCTCATAATTAACGTACACATTAATGTGAACGTCATGAGGATATTTTTGGTACTCAGTTAGAACATTAATAAGCGGGTTTAAACGCGCCAAAGGATTGTGTGCTGTGATGGCGACCCAGATTTTCTTAGACATTTTTAGCTCGGCACCGCCGAGAGAACAGGAACAATCTATGACGCTGAAAGCGAGTTAATCAGTATTCAATCGAAAATTCACCACGTCTTTGTAAAAACTGGATTAGCCAGGTGTAGGCGTCCAGCAGGTCATCGTGAGCCGTGGCGCCGACGTTGATCAACTGATCGAACAAAGCGTCGAATTTACGGTATTTATTGAACGTAATTTTCTTGTTTTCTAGCAATCCTAAAGTTCCACGGAACCGGGCGATCTTGTCCCCTCTAAAACCTTTAACTTCATGAATATGAAGGTTACCCAGCTCACGTTCATTGATCAGAACGCGTTTTAAGTCCGCCGCAAGAGACGCTTGATACGCGACAGACTCTACAACGAGCGTAATAGTCGAATATGTGGGTAAAAATACACCGTCGTGCTGCGTAAGGATGCCCCATTCCAGTAACATGTCGCACAAGAGATCAATTTTCTCTAAATTTCCGATCGAACGGCACTGATGCGCGTCAATTATGTAGTATTTATCTTTTAAACGCCCTCCTAACACAAAAGCTGTGTAATCACTGGTCTCATTTTTGCTTGCAGAGAGATCTATTCCCACGGCGAGGGAATCGAACTCGGTTACAACTTCCCCTTTCACCAATAAATCAGGTGAAACCACTAAATCTGACGTCATAACGGGCTGTTGCTGATACTGGAAGGCAAAAGCAACAGGATCTAGCTCTTTTTGACCCAACAAATACTCTGCAGACCATTGTTCGGGCCAATAACTGACCGGTTCGCCCATGTTGCTATACGTAATAGCCTCTTGCGTAACCTGCTTCCACCCTTTTTCGGGCACAAACATCGTTTTATGGATGTCGAGAGGGTGGAATCGAGTGCCCAAACAGAGCGCTCGGCCGCCCTCGAAGATAATCGGAGCGATAACAGACGACCAGTTATTGTTCATCTCCTCCCGAATCGCCGGATTTTTAATATCCGCGCTCGATTTTATTGGGTCATCCACGATTACGAGATGCGCACGTTTAGACGTAATCGAACCTCGTAGACCAGCAGCTCGTAAAGTAAATTCTTCGTCACCAATCCGAGGGATACCTGCATATTCAAAATCAATCGACCAACCAATATCCGACTGCATCCCTGCTCTTAGCTGAACTTTCGGAAAAACTTTTTTAAATTCAGGAGAATCGATGATCTGACGGATAATTCTGCTCTTCGGAATAGCCGTTGCGATGTTGTAAGAGACGTAAATAATCTGTAAAGGGCGCTTAGCTGTCGTGTGGCGGCCAATAACCCACGCGGTAAAGAGGTTAAGGACTGTGGACTTTGCTGAGCCGCGCGGCGCCAGGATGGAGAGATTCTGCCCTGCGATATCTAAAAGGTATTTGTTCGATTCCCCTGTAATTAGGTGCTGGTGCCACTCCAACATGTGCTTTGCTGGAGGCTTATCCAGAAGCGTACAGAACGTATGGAAGTCGTTAGCGGCTTTAGAATAAATAGTGTCAACTGTATTTGACGTATCCTCTGTTGCGCGTAGCGCCCGCATCTGAGCTGCCCGCCGATACGCAAACGTTTCCCGACTTGGCATATCAGTAAGTTGACAGTACCGCTATATTAACTGTACTTCAATGCCAATTAAGAATGGCAAAAATTCTTTGGTACGGTGATGCGTGTTGTAATACTGGGTTCGCTCGGGTAACACATAGTGTACTAGCTCATTTAGCTAAGGAACATGAAGTCCACGTGCTGGGGCTGAATTATTCGGGAGACCCGCACGACTACCCGTTTACTGTGTATCCCGCAACTAACGTGCATTGCGGAGATCGTTTTGGGATCCCCAGGCTTCCTGAGATCCTACAGAAAGTAAGACCCGACGTTTTTATCTGCCTTCAGGATATCTGGATTTGCAACCAAGTTTGGGAGCGCATCCAGTTCATGAAAGATGAGCTTAAGTTTAAATTTGTTTGTTACTTTCCAATTGATAGCGAAGCGTATTTTTCTGACATGTTGCGCAATATCCCTCATTGGGATATGGCAATCACCTTTACGATTAACTGCGCTCACCGCATTTTAAAGCACGGTGTCAAAGCCGAACGTTTAGGTGTTCTTCCCCACGGGGTTGATGTCGGTAAATTTACGCCGATGCCTAAGGAAGAAGCCAGAGCAGCTCTCGGATTGCCGAACGATAAATTTATCGTTCTGAATGCAAACCGAAATCAACCGAGAAAGAGGATCGATCTGACGATCCAAGCCTTCGCCAAATTCGCTGTAGATAAACCAGAGACCATGCTTTACCTCCATATGGGGGCGAAGGACATGGGGTGGGATGTGATTCCTCTGTTTAACAGGGAAATGCAGAAGTATGGCCTAGACCCTGTAAAACGTTTGGTGCTTACCTCTACAGAACTTAATTACTTGGATGCGCCTTCCGACGAAATGCTCAACAGGATTTATAACTCCTGTGACGTTGGCATCAACACCGCAGATGGCGAAGGTTGGGGTCTGGTTTCGTTTGAACACGCAAGCTGCCGCAAACCTCAGGTAGTCCCGAATCACACCGCCTGCGCCGACATCTGGGAGGAAGCAGCACTTCTGACCGATATCGCCACGTGGGTTGTCGATAAAGATCTTGGGGTGGAGCGGGGTCTTATTAACGTAGACCATGCTGTAGAAAACCTAAATGAGCTTTACCACAACAAAGAGGTTTACAACGAAGTCGCTGATTCTTGCTACGCAGTCACGCAGCGAAATGAATATCGCTGGGAAAACGTAGCTGCCGGTTTTTCTCACGCTGTAAAAGATCTCCTGAACTGAACCATGCAAACTACGCACCGTTTTTATCACACCAATTCGCACTGCCTGTATCCGGTGCGGACTCTGCAAAAAGGCATACCAGATGTGTATGGCCAAGCGGAAGCTTTAGGTGGAACCTTTACGCGAATTGCACGAGGTCTCCCAGAAGATTCCGTGGTTAACTTCAGCCCCTCAATTCAACGACATAAAGACAAAACGTATATTGCCTGGCGTTCGCAGCCGGAACCCTTTGGATTTAAACATGACGGAAACTATAACTACCTGAATAATGCTCCAACAGATATTTACTTAGGTCTCCTGCATGACGATGAAACCATCATCGGCGCTAAAAAGATCCGACCGAATAAACATAGGCTCAGCTACGAAGACCCACGGCTGTTTGTCGGTCCCGATGATGAACTGTATGTACAGTTTGTCGGGTCTACATACGCAAGCAAGTACAACAAAGGTAATAAGAAACTGTTCGATCAACCGAAAGTAGTTGTTTGCTATATCGATCCTCTCGGTGAAGCTGTTAGGGCAGCAATCCCTCCGATCGGCAAAAACTTAGAAAAAGGCGTACCAGAGAAGAACTGGTGTTTCTTCTCTCATAAGGATGAGTTGCGCTGCCTGTATTCCACAAGGCCCTTAATTATCGAAAGCGAGGGCAACAAAAAGATCGAGATAAATACAGACGCTTTAGAAGAGGTAACAAAAGGAGCTGCAACATTTAACTCCCTTCCGCCGATCGACCTTAAGTACGGCTACTTAATTTTCTACCACTGGAAACATGTAGCTTTTGATAATAACGGACAGCGTTATCTCCTCTACCATCTTGGTGCTTACCTAATCGATAAAGAGTTTACGAAAGTGACTCATGTAATCAAGAAACCTCTGTTCTCTGGTTCCTTAAACGACAAATTAATCGTATGGACTGACTACACAGGCAATCCGGTATCAAATCAGCCCGCGGTTATCCTTCCGTTCGGCGCGTTCGTGGACAACACAGAGCTAGTAATGTCCCTAGGGGTCAATGACGCCTTCATCGGTATCTTCAGGTGCCCGCTAGAAAATATCACGAAGCTCTTAGAGCCTGTTGATTAGGATTTCTCCTCTCGCTCCAAAGTAGACCACACCAGCAATGCAGAGTCATCTAAAAGGCTCTGTATTGTTGGCTGACCATCAAACGTCTGCATTAGTTCGCGGAGGCATCGATCAGCACCAGCCAATAAAAGGCCGCGACGATCAAGCCCATCTGAAATAGACCGAACAGCCTGAATATGCGAACGAAGTTCTTTTTGCAAAGCAGAGATCTTCGTCGCAGCCGTTGCATGATCTAACATCCCAGTCACAGTCATATTACGGACATTATCAATGTCTGTCTTCATATTATCGATTTCTATTAACAAGATCTTTCTAAGATCTTCTTTAGGGTATTTTTCTTGTACCCACGCGGTTAAATCAGAGATGCTCCCTTGGTACGACGGTTTTAAAAACCGAGCGTATAGGTAAGCTTCAATATCGCTAGTAGCGTTCTTAGCGTAAAAAACAAAAGCGTCCTTTTGAGACTTATCTAAGCTATTTAACCAATCTCCAACAGTTGTAGAATCGCCAATCTGTGCTTTAATCATGCAAAAGCTTGATGAGCCCCCATAGCAAGAGAAGTTTCTACTTGTTTTTTCGCTTGCCAATTAGAAAACTGTTGCCGCGCTAAGAATGCTTGGTTTCGCGTATTTTCTTGTTGCTCTTTAATGCGCAAGTTAGTCGAAGCGATATCTCCAGCTAACTTATTTGTTGCTCGCTGAGCATCTGTGAAAGATTGAGCAAGGGCAGTAGCCCCAGGAGTTAATAAAGCCGTTTGACCCTTAAGACCTTCGGTAGCTAACTGCTGGACACCTTCGGCGTATTGTTTTGTTAATGCCGAGGCTACCTCAGGCCCCATCATCTCCGTGGCAATCTTAGCCTTACCAGCTAAATCACCAAGACCGATAGCGCTACTGGCGTATTGAGAAGCAATACCAGCCTGTAGACCAGATAAAGTTTGCTGTTGTTGTTTAGCGGTATCAAACTGATCGTATGCTGTCTGACCTAAGACTTTTGCAGCAATACCTTTAGTTCCTGTATAACCAGCCATTAAATTGGCTAACTCTGAGCCAGCGGTGGTGAGCGCTACATTACCTGGCTGAGCCTGATACGCATATAAGGAAGCGTAGTCATACCCAGGAGCAGCCGAACCTCCGCCACCACCGCCCATAAAAGCGTTGGCTAAAGAAGCGCCGCCGCCCAATAAAGCTCCGGCCCCAGACAATAATCCGGCAGTACCTAAACCTGCTCCCGCAGCTCCGGCAGCTCCCGCAGCAGCAGTTCCTATTCCGGCAGCAGAAGCAAGACCGGGGATTATCGGTAATGTAAAAGCGGCTGCAACAGGGAGAACCATATTTCTATGCCTTCAGAGAGAAATTTGTATAAGGAGCCATAGCACTAGCATAAGTCTTTTGCATGGCATCCATGTACGAAACATTCGGCTGCATCGACATGGCCACAGCGGCGCCTAACGCAGCGGCTTGGCGGGAGTTAGCTTCGATTCGAGCGGACTCTAAATCACGCCAAGCTTTAATATTCTCTAACTCAACTTGGCGTTTTGTATTCTCTCGCGACTGACGCATCGAAAGAGCGTTGGTTATAAGCGCTCGCTTAACCTCAGCCTCTAAATCTTGCTGAGTGAAAATAGCCCTGTTTTCAGGACTCCCCCATTCCTTAATTGTTTTAAGGATGGCGTCCATCTGAGCATCCCCCTTCTGAGGGATTTCAGTGCTCACAGCAGGCGTATCCGGTTTAGGTGCAGGACCGGACGAAGGTGCTTTTGCCCCACCACTGCTAGTACCAGCCCGCGTGGAACCTCCCGTCGTTGCAGCCTTACTTTCGGCGGCAAGTTTTTGCCGCAATTGCTGTTGTACAGTTCGGAAAATAGCTTGCTCACGGGGGTCAGACGTAGCCCGAGTGGGATCAATTTTTATAAAAGATCCAGGAGTCTGAGTTCCGTAAGCTTCACCAGCGTAATAAGTTGTACCAAATCGAGGATCATCAACTTTTGAACCGATCTGGCGGTCGCCCGTAGCAAACGGAGTATTACCATCAGGGCGAGGATATGTGCCCTTAATAACATCGTGTAGCGTAAAAGCCCACCCCACCGGGTTACTAAGCCGGAGGATTTGTTCTGCTGCTTTACCTGCCTCGCCTAAAAAATCGGTCATGGGAAGATCCTCAAACAGGTTTAGCTAATTCAGCTAGGGTTGCGTTATTTTCAAACCGCTCTCGTGCCACGACGTTCTTCATAACGTCACTAAACATATTAGTAGCTGCTGTATAACCCGACTCGACTCGTTGCCTTTGTACATCGCCTAGCGATTGAAGCCGTTGTTTACCTAATTCAGCTTGGGAAATAACTTGCTGAATTGCAAGGTCATAACCACGCTTGGCGCGTTCCAATGCAATCTCACGTTCAGTAGCTTCCGCCATTTGCCTACTTGTTAAGGCAGCAGAGCGCTCAGCATAAGCTGAAGGTTCTTCTACGGGCTTCATTTGGGGAAGTCCGATAGCCCTAGCAATGAAGTTATAAATGTTTCGGTTATAGTTTTCTCTGGCCGCGAACTCAATATATGCTTTCTGTTGGTCAGGAGTAACCAGATACTTACTGCCGCCGGGATCAGAGGGAACATAAGCTGGCTGAGGTGACCCAGCAAGACCACTTACTAAACGCTCAGCTACGTAATCGGCTCCTACAGCTTTAGCAAAGTTGCCTGCACCGGCAAGAATACCTGGACCCGCCGTGGCAGCAGCGGCGGCGCCACCGCCAACAACAGCGGGAATAAGAGCAGGCAGTAATTTACCGATTTGATCAGACGGAATATTTTTGCTCGCTAAAAGATCGACAAGATCACTAAGCCCCTGTATTCCGACAACTCCAGTAGCACCAGGGACGCTAGCCATTAGGAACCTGCCGGGTTATCAAATGAAGTGCCTGAAAGAGGCTTCTTTTTATAGTTTACATTAGTCGATTCTGATTGGGGCACAATACCGTCGGCTTTTTGTTCAGGCGACTTGAAAGCTGCGGTTTGCGGGAAGTTAGATGCTACGTAAGCATCTAAAAAAGTAGTGGGGTCAAGCTCAGGGGCTCCACGACGCACATCGCGTTCCTTTAGCTGTTGTTCACGGATATTCATAATCAACCCAGGCTTTGATACTCGATGGACGGAGGAACAGAAGAATTACTAGGCGCATTTAACACGGAATACTGCCCCCCGTAGTTCGGCAAATCGTACTCAAGAGGCCGCTGCTGACTCAGGTACTCCCCACTTTCAAGAGACTCAGACTCAAGATTTTGAATAAAGTTCATGAACATGCTCATAACCGTGGGGTTATTCAGGATGAGCATGATCAAATCCTCAAGCTCATTCTCGTCATCCGTGGTGATTACGCCTGCCTGCAGACGACGCCCAAGTTGAACACGAGCTTCAGGCTGCGTATTAGCTGGGTAAGCATTCAAAGACCGTGTAGGACTCGTGTTTAGTCCTTGTTCCTCACGACCAGGCGCAGGCGGAGCAGCCTTATAGAAATTACGGATAACGGTTGCTGTTAAAGGAGTAGCAGCAGCTTTCTCAGCCGGAGTAACAGGCACCGGAAGGCCCAAGATACGGGCCGCTAATTCGTAATCCTGAGGAGAGAACACCTGAACACACGGCTACGTCTAGGTTCAGTTTAGGCGAAATCTTGAGAATATCGCCAGGCTGAACTTCGAGAATCAAACAGATACGTTCCAGCACATCAGGAGACGGGATGTACCGCTCATCTGAATAGATCTTTCTAGTAGTTGTTGGAGATACCTCAGCTAACTTACTTAACTTAAAAGACGATATTTTCTTGTCCTGAAGAACATCCTTCAGACAGTTAATTAACTTTCCACAGGAGGGGTAAGACGAATAAAACGGCATCTTCTACCAATATATTGTCTTGTTAAAACAGATCATAATCTCCGTCTAAAGATTAGTCACACGGAACTAAAAACCCAAGTTTTTGCTACGAACAAAGTTCAGATCGTACGCAGTGTAATCAATAGGGATATTTGAGTTATTAAATGGGTGTTTATACACTTCGCCTTCTACGTGAGCTTGCCACGCAGGATTCCACTTGGCGTGTAAATATTGTTTATTCATCTCATGAGCATAGTGAATACCCTGCGCTAGCTCAGGCTCGCTACGCCAGGTCTGAGAACCGTCTTTGTAATCACCAGCAGTTTCGCCATGGTAGTAAGGAACCCCGACGGACATACAGCGCTTAAACTCGCGATGCTTAAACCGCATCCCGTAATCCATATCCTCGCAGTATGCGGGATATAAGTTCTCATCAAACAGACCGAACTGCTGGATAACCCAGTCCTTTATAAGGAAGAAATCCCAACTTCCGTTCTCCCCGTGGACGATACCTGTTTCTGCATCTTGCGCGCTCTCCACAGCTTTCGCCAAAAAGCCCGGCGTAAACATCAAGTCGTGGTTTGTGATCACCCAATACGGGGCGCTCATAAACGACTTGATAATTAAGTTCCAGGCCCCCGAACATCCGATGTTGGAAGGCATGTGCGTGACAACCACGCGCTTTACATATTTGTGCGGAACTTTTGTAAGTAGATCAAGCTCCTCCGTAATCTGGTTGCGCCCGTTGTTATTAAATACGACGAATGTATCAACAGGATAATCGATACTGTAAAAAAGTCTATAAACCCAATGAGGGGCGTTGACAACCGCAGTACCAATAACAGGTATAGTCATCGTCGGCTGTGGCTGTTAATATGTTAGCACTTATGCCAAGGCCAGGTGGCTACTTACTTTTGGGGTCCGGAGAAGCGACTCATCGTACCCACACCGGACCTGGCTTTCCTGATGCACGACGACGATTCTGGTCGTTGTCAAATGCACCAAGTCGGCATCCCCGAAAAACCCATCATCGACTGGGCGGGCCAAACCTTCGGCGACAAAGAAAAACTCTTTATCGATTGCGGCGCTCACATGGGCGCTTACTCCATCCTTCTGTCTGACAAATTTAAAGAAATCCATTCATTCGAAGCGCAGCGACGTACATACTTCCAACTGTGCGGCAACATCTTCATCAACGAAAAGACCAACATCACTCCATACAACAAAGCAGTAACAGATCCCGCTAACGCCAATCAAAAAACCACGCTGTCGATCGTGTCTGAAGATGGCGGCGGCTCAACCATCCGCAAACCAGCGCCATTCCAAACTGTCTTAACTGAAGAGAAAGTTGAGACTGTAACCCTCGATCACTACCACTTCGAAAACGTCGGCTTAATCAAACTCGACATCGAAGGCAACGAACTCAAAGCTTTACAGGGCGCACGATACACTCTGATGCGCAACAACTTCCCGCCCCTGATCTTCGAAGCCAATAACGATCCGTGGTTTGAAGTGGACAAAAAAGAGCTGTTCCACTTCCTCCACGCGATGCGTTATGAAGTCGGCGAGATCCGTCCCTTCGACAATATGTACTTCGCTAAGTTCTCGGAACCCAGAGCTTTTCCTGCGCAATAGTGTAAGGGCACCCGATTCGAATACCCTGCCGATGCTGTAGCGTCTGCACATACGAGGCAGCCTCGTGCAGGGAATCGGGCGTACCTGTATCTAACCAGACGTAACCCTCATCCAATAGCTCAACGTTTAGAACACTGTCCGTAATATACGTATTATTTAAATCTGTGATCTCGTATTCGCCACGGGGTGACTTCTCCAGATTCTTGGCGCGTTCACACACTGTATTGTCATAAAAGTACAGGCCGGTCACGGCGTAGTTGCTCGGCGGAACTTTTGGTTTTTCGACGATCCGCTTAACGCGATTTTCAACGATATCAAAATCTATAACTCCGTAGCGATGGGGATCCTTGACGCGGTAGCCAAACACCGTGGCCCCCTCCTGCCCATAAAAGTACCCAAACGAGAAATCTAAAGGACCGTGGAATAAGTTATCGCCAAGGATCAAAGCCGATGGTCTGTCCGCTATAAAATCCTCAGCAATCAAAAAAGCCTGCGCTAAACCTTCCGGCTCAGGTTGTTCCGCGTACGTCAGGCTTATGCCCCACGGAGCACCTGTTCCCAACAACTGCTTGAATAACGCGCTATCCCGAGGTTTTGTAATGATGAGAATATCTTGAATACCCATCTGCATTAATGTTGCAAGTGGGTAGTAAATCATGGGCTTGTCGTAAACAGGCAGTAGCTGTTTAGACACCACGCTTGTAATCGGGTGCAGACGGGTTCCGTTACCGCCCGCCAAGATAATGCCGCAATACTCCTTGATTAGTTCTGGGCGTACCATTTGACATACCATTGTACGGTTTCCTTTAAAGCCTCGTCAAAGCTATGCTTGGGCTTCCACCCGAGCTTGCTCTCGATCTTACTTGGGTCGATCGCGTACCTAAAGTCGTGACCCGGACGATCTTCGCCAAAGATAATACGCACACTACTCAAATGTGTTGTGAGTAGGTGTTGGCAGATCTTGTACACAAGATCGACATTAGATACCTCATTACGCGCACCAACACAATAGGTTTCGCCTACAACACCCCGTTCGATGCAGCTAAAAATAGCGTCAACGTGATCATCCACATAGAGCCAATCCCGCACATTCTGACCATCCCCATACAACCGAACGGGCTTGCCCTGTACGATCGAGCGGATCACCGTGGGGATCAGCTTTTCGTCAGCCTGCCAAGGGCCGAAGTTATTACTGCAGTTCGAAATAGTGACGGGCAAGCCGTACGTGTGATACCACGCTCGAACCAAATGATCGCTCGCTGCTTTCGTGGCTGAGTAAGGAGAGTTTGGGCTGTAGGGAGAACGTTCTGTAAATACGCCTTCGTCGCTCAAACTGCCAAAAACCTCGTCCGTCGATACGTGGTGCAGACGGAACTGGGCTTTCTTATCAGGCGGCAGCGACTCATATAAACGTCGGCTCGCTTCCAAAACCGAAAACGTACCGATGACATTGCTTTCAACAAAGGTTGCTGGCTCAGTGATCGAGCGATCAACGTGGCTCTCAGCAGCCAAGTGAATAACAATATCCGGCTGAAAGTAATCGAAATCCTTAAAAACTTTTTGCGTATGCGCTAAGTCAATCGGTGAGATCGTATAGCGGTCCCCAAAAGATTGAGGAATGAAATCCTTATTACTCCCCACGCCCATCTTGTCGATGATGCGTAAGGTGCAGTCCGTATTAGCTAAGAGCTTGCGAACAACACAAGACCCGATAAAGCCAAGACCGCCCGTTACGGTAACACGCTTTCCGTCAAAGAATGAATAGTTCACGAAGGATCCTGAAACACAAAGTCATAAATAGTGGTCTCTATGTTTTTCTCCCAGTCGTTATCCCCAAGGCCCAGCTCATCCAGTGATACGCTGTTAGCCAGAACACTATAACGTGGTCTCAAAGCCCTCGTTTTGTACTCTGTAGAAGGCACAGCTAACACGCTACTCAGCGAATCACCCACGCATGTGGTCTCGGCGATCGAGCGGATCTTCAACGCGAAAGCGTGGCGACTCATCGACGGAGCTTCCGCAAAGTGATGCACCCCCGTAATGCCTCTCAAAACAATCTGCCAACAAACTTTGGCCAAGCAAATCGCAGACGTGGGCCGCCCGAATTGATCGTTAACAACATTGAAATCTTTATCGAACAACAGCTTCTTAAATACAGACGCGAAAAAATTTTTGCGGAATGCGCTGTATAGCCAACTCGTCCGAAGAATACAGAACGAGCTTGGCGACATGATGTCAGCTATTGCCTGCTCACCTCGCAATTTTGTATAGCCGTAGTAATTAATCGGATTTGGCGGATCGGATGGCTCATATGGGTGAATTGCTGTGCCATCGAAAACGTAATCCGTTGAAATATGTAAAAGCTTCGAACCTGTAAACTGACAAGCCCACGCAATGCACGAGGGTCCACCGTGGTTTAGATCAGTTGCAAATAAACGCTCCTCCTCTGCTTTCTCAACATCTGTATATGCAGCAGCGTTAATAACCCAATCAGGGTTCTCTTTAATAATGAAGTCGCACAGCAAGTTACCTGAGGTAAAGTTAACTTCGTTACGACTCGGAGTAATTAACTCGACGTCACGAGGTTTTTCGCGCTGAAGAAAACGCCCCAACTGCCCGGAGGCGCCAAACAACAAGATTTTCATAAATAAACTAAACCTGTGTGTTAGTGACTACTCAGGATCTGCCAGTAACACCAAATCAACTCCTGACTCTTTAAGCAACTCTATAGATACAGAAAAGCTTTCCATCCAACGATCGGGTATGGGTCGATCAGGCACAACGATCCTAGTAACGCCAGTCTGAATGAGCAGCGTACAACAGCTAGAACAAGGCAAAAATGGCCAAATGTAGACAGACGAGTTTTCTAAACTGACACCATACCGAGAGCATTGAGCAACAATATTCGCCTCAGCGTGGACTGTACGCAGTAGTTTTTGCTGACGGTCCTCTAAGCGCTCGCTTAAATCTGCAACCCCACGAGGGAAGCCGTTGTAGCCCGTGGCAAGAATGCGCCGATCACGAACGGCTACTGCGCCAACCTTTGTAGACGGATCCTTACTCCACTCAGAGATCCGCTGTGCAATATCTAAAAACCTGTAATCCCAGTTTGAAAACATAACTCGTCAATCCGTTACACTAAAAGAAAAAAGAATCATGTCGTGGTGGCAGCAACTCGTTAATCCCGTACGTCAAGCCGCTCAGCAAGCGGTTCGTATGGCAACAACAAACCCTGCTGTAGCGCCAATCTTACGCCAATATCGACGGTTACCCGCTCCTGTTCGGGAAGGTATTAACCCGCTCACCTCGCGACCCACGCAGACAAAACGCGGGGGACTGGGTGCCGCTGGGGTAAACATGGCGCGAAACACAGCGCTAGGTATTATTGCAGACTCGTTGCTGCCAGATAGAGCTGTTACAAAATATCTAGACCCGATCTTAAACGTAGAGACTGGGTTGGCTATGGCCAGAGTAAATCCTGTCGTAGGTGCTCTCTATGCCGGTGTAGTAGACCCTCTACTCAACCCTCCTCCGGCAGGAGCAAACGAGATGGAGATGCTGGCACAAGCCCGCCGCGAAGGGTGGGGAGCACCAGGCATGGCAGGAGCGACAAGCCCAGCCGTAGCTGCAACAGATCAAACGACACAAGCCACGCTGGGTCAACCCAGTCCTCCGCCCGCCGCAGGGCCTCGCGTGGAGACATCGACAGTGCGGACACGCTTAGTTGCGCCCGCTCCCGCACAAACCCAAACCCTGGCGCCGATCTCTCAAGCCGCTTTAACAGCAGCCGATACAGGGTTCGAAGCTCCCGCCACGGTGCCTCTGAGACAGTTCTACTCCGCTCAGGACTTCCTAGGCAAAGAACTCGAAAAGACTGGGGAGCTGCAACGGCGATTAAAAGAAGCTGGCGGTGCTGCTGGTATGTCTGACTCTGCGCTAATGACTTGGGCACAAAAAAATCCCGGTTTGGCATACCGGGAAATGATGCGGCGTGAGGCTATGGCAGCCCCAGGAATCGCGGACTAGACAGAAAGGAGTTTGTTTAAGTCCGTTTCGTAAGGAAACGGGGTATTTATAGAACCATTAAATAAATCGAGCTGAATGGTTTCCCCTTTAGCTACGAGGGGGTGATAAGCCGTAGCGAGCAAAAAGTCAGGATTCTTGCGGCAATAAAAACTCATACATCGAAAGTCATATAAAGCTGTAAACATAAGAGGCTCAAGGGAAGGAGTAACAACTACATTTTTAGATAAAAAATTAACGAATACGCTGTACTCTCCTAAACAGTATCCATCTGGAGACCAGCCACAAATTAAATACGCAGGACGGGACTCTGTATGCCCCTCAATAGCCGAATGAAGAAACGAAGCGGTGGGTCTGAAAGTAAGCGCCATTAACTTAAAAAGCAAACGCGACAGTAGATGCTGTTTTATCGGAGGCAGCAACCGTAATCCCCGGTGCCCACTCTTCCGTGCGCTCTGAACCGTCGAGCTTGACGAGGTAATACGACATCAAAGAACCTCGCTTGTTCTTCTTTTGTGTCACGCCAACGACAACCCCACGGCGTGGCGGGGCAGCCATGTTCGCGCATGAGTTCTTTTTAAGAACTTCTGTACCGACAGGGAATTTCAAAGACATGTGAAGTAAGCCTTGGTAGGCGAAACCACACTAGCACCATTTCGGGCTATGATCAGCCAACGCCCCTGTAGCACAAGGGTTACTGCACCCGTCTTGTAAACGGTAGATTCTCGGTTCGAATCCGAGCAGGGGCCTCCCTCCACCGGCCTTCCCGGAGGCTGCTGATGACGATATCGTCCCACGCGTTGGGAATGAAGCGATTAAGCGCCCGGTTTCGCTTCATAAAAGGCGCATCTACTTCATTAAGCTCATCTAATAACGCCGGTCTTTGCCTAATCTCGTTCGTCGTGCGTGGTCGCCTGTAACCGCAGCGGTTCATCCCCCGTAAGTCTCGCCAAGTCCGACTCATAACTAGCCGAGCGAACCTCTGGATGCACTTTAATCGCGTCAATAAGACGCTGTTTTAGCTTTGGGGCGTCCAAAAACAGCTCAAGACGGCCCGCATGTTCGCAAGGAAACGCGTCTCGCAGCAATTCATCAGCTAAATAGTCGAAAACTGCCGCCATTCGCTCCACGCAGGTGCCGGGAGCCATTAAAAACTCCGCAACGCACCGCTCAAGGATCGGATCGGACAAGCAAAACCCCCTACTTACTATATATTTTTAGCTTTCTGACCCTTTATAGCGATGTATTTGTATGAGTTACCTAAGAAATCCTTAGGTCTTTCGTTCGAACATTGAACACTCACTCGCGAAAGATCCCCCAGCGTCGGGAAAATCGAAGTAGCAACGATCGGAACGCATGTGAACGCAGTTATCACAGTCATCAACGGATACAGCATGTGACGATTGCGTACAAAAATTCAAGTCTAAGCACGTAATAATGTTTTCTACAAGCTTTTGGTTACGAAGAGCAAGTTTATAAAATTCCTCAGACACTTCATAATAAGTAAAACGTGCCTTACAGTGTGTGCACTCTTTCCTCCTCCGTCTAGTTTTATCTTTCTGAAGTCTGCTTTCGATTGTTACGCAAGTTAATTCACCACAGTTGGAGCACTTTGAGAAATCGTACTGACGATCAAAAACCATAAAACTCGGATTGTTGATAATCGGTGTTTATTTAAATTGTTAATAAAGTCGGTTCAATGCACTTTGGTAGAGCTTGCGCGTGGCTTGGGCTCTTCCCAAACGACAGAACGTAGATACGCCTTGGCGTCTGTAAAACCTTCGCGACCCAGTTGCTCTGAAATAGCTTCAATGACGCGGATTGCTTGATCCACGTGGATGGGCCAGTCCGACTCGCTCTGCCAGTCAGAAATCGCCCGCGCCGCTTTTTCTACTGCAGGGTGAGGTTTACCATATTCGGCCATGAGGCTTTGTTCGCGAACGCTGGGTTTTGCGCGCTTAACGCGGGCAAGTTTATCGAAATCTGTTTTCATGGTGATGTTGAGATCTGATCCAACCTTAGGTGCCCACGTGGGCTCTGTTGGCAATTCAACGTTTTGTCAAAGTGATGCAAAAACACGGGCGCACCCTCGCGTCACGCTTTGGTGAGCTGTTAGGATCCGGGTTCCGTAGTTTTTCAGGAACTATGGGTATGGCCGCTGGTGGGTCGGCAGCGGTGAGGCCAGAACCTCGTGAGGACTGGCTACCGACCCTCTTTATTACTCCCCTGCTTGAGCGCGAGCAGCTTCACTGCGCAACCAATCAGCGGTCTCACCAGGATCGAGGTCTAAACCTCTGTCGCCACGCTGCTCCACTAAGTCAGCTAAAACCTCTAACAAGGCTGCAATTTCCTGCGGGTCAATGGCAACAGGACACGCTGTAGCGGACTCAAGAGTACGCCAAATGGGGCTGGGGTGGGGATCAGTAGTCATTAGTTAATCCTTTACGAACCCCATCGGGCGAGAACGGCGCGGGCGAAGTCATATAGCGACTGTGTTGGGTTTTCCTTGGCCACAATAGATGTGGCAAAAAAGCAATCACGATGTGAGTTTCCATAAAAATCAAAGAATTCATCGGCAATTTGCATAATTGTGTCTACCGTCAGCTCCGCATCCGTCGGCGGTTCCGGCTGGGGCTCGGCCAGTGCGGCGCGGGCAAGGCATGTTGTAGGCGATTCATGCGAAATCTCGTCCAACAATGCCGTGCACAGGGCGCGAAAGTCGGTGGTCATTGGCCCTCCAGTTCGGTGGCGATCTCATACAAAGAGTCGATGCAGTTAAATGCAGACCAGTCGTAGTCGATTTGATCCGCAGCAGCGCGAAGGGCGGCGGCAAGGCCAACCCGGTCAGGATCTTTGGTGAGCCAGGTCAGCTCAACTTGCTCTTTGAAGGAATCCAGTATCGCCTGTGCGGCGGGGGATAAAGGTTTAGTCATGGTGGTAGTTGATCGGACTACTTGCCCCAGCGGGCGAGAACAGCTTCGGCAAAAGCGGCCATGCTTCCGCTTTCAATTACTTCAGCGACTGTGCGCTCATCGTTATCTGAGCCCCACCACCAGAGGCAGAACTCATCTAGGTCGTCAATAGAAAAGATCCGTGGTGCTGCAGTCATGGTGCTAGTGATGTTGACTAATCGGGCAGGGATTCGAGGGCGCGGCGGATGCGTTCCGCGCAGTTGCTGTAGTTTCCGTCTCTATCAAGCTCTGACATGAGGGCGTCGAAGTCCTTCAGCGCCTGCTGCTTGAGACTTAGCGGCGGCGGGTCGAGTTCGTCAGCCATGGCCCTGAGCTTCCTGTAGATGCGGATGTGGCGTTGCTTGACGTGGATTGCGACCGTGCGCTGCAGGTCTGACTCGCCTTCTTCTTGAGGGCCGAGGGCAACTGGCTTGATGTCATCAAGTTCGGCTAAAGCCCTAAGGGCTTCTGCGAGACGGATCGCCGGGGTGGAGAAACCAATGTCGTGGGCATCAAAGACGGCAAGCGTGTCCTTGCTGAGCGTTTTCTTCATCTTTGTTCTGAAATCAGTCATCAATCTGTTCAAGTGCTTGACGGATAATGCTTGAGCGTTTTAACCACTCGATTTCGTGATCTTCTAGCGCCTCAAGTGCTCGCCGCTTCAGGCTCGGGGGCTTGGCTCGGCGGGCGGTGCGGAGCTTGCCGGACAGGATCGTGGCTGCACCCCACCCAAGGCCATGACTGGAAGCAATGCTTAGCCACTCACAGCACGCCTCCAGCTCCTGATCGCTGCCCCAGCGGGCGGCTTGAAGAGCGATGCACTGCTCATATTCCGGATCGTAAGCGCCGATGCAATCATTGGAGCGAGTGTTTTCAATCCACTGCTGCACCAGCTCACGCGGCGGAGTAATTGGGTGTTCAGTCATTTTTTTTCTTTTTTACAAGACTCAGTAACAAACTCCATAAGCAACATATTTGCGTAATCTTCCACGGTCATATCCAACAACTCTGCAGCCGCAGCGAGAGTCTCGTAAACATCATCGTCAATTTCAACGAAAGGAAGATCAGGTTCAGTCATGCTCTCTAAAGGGTTTCATGTAAAGTTCTCGATCAGGAAAGTAATAGATACAATCCTCACCAGGCTCGGGAGATTCAATGTAACTCTGAGCCTGACTGGGGAAAGCCAGAAAACGATAGCAACTAAAGCGCAGATCGCAAGTGTCGCCGTTAGCACAAAGTGAAATGTCAGGCATGATTTTAAACAGTGTAAGTACCTCGGGCGGGACTCGAACCCGCAAGCCCATCCGGGCGACAGATTTTAAATCTGTTGTGCATACCAATTCCACCACCGAGGCGTGGTGCGCGTCGTGGGGATCGAACCCACCTCTAGCCGATTATGAGTCGGCTGCATTCACCAGAGTGCTAGACGCGCCGTGCAGGAACTCTACCTGCTCTGAGCTGCTATGGCGCAACCATTAGGAGTCCTTACTTTGGGCGCGTACTGCAATAGCTGATCTGATGTTGACTGATGCTGAGCATTTATAGTTGCAGAAAGGCCCCAAAATAGTAGGCTTTGCTTTCTTACGGTCAAGCCACCGCCGCAGTTTGTGTCCTTTCAAAACAAAAGGCGTCTGACAAACAGGGCAAACGGAATGGAGAAAAAGTTGAGACACAGGAAAAACTAAATACGTAAACAGCAGAGCACACAAAAAAGACCCTGGCAAGGGGTCAGTTGCAGAAACAAACGTTGTGTTTAAATGCGTTAGTCAGGAAGCGTAGCGATGTAAGCATCCGTAGAGCTAAGGCACCGAGAAAAATGCTTATCAGAGGAGTAAAACCCAGCAACGTAATCTGACGCATGAGGTACGTTCATACACTTAGCCATCATCTTCTGAGAAATACGTGTTTTTTCGTTGAATGCTGGGCTGTTGGAAACAACAATAGTAACCAAACCGCCAAACACGACAACCACACACGTGGTAACTGCAGCTAAGCACAAAGAGCCAATAATCTTATGGGCTTGCCACGCGGCTGCCGCAGGAACCAAATGAGCGCTATTTACATTAATACGGGTGTAAGAGCCGGTTTCCTTGGGTGTGGTGCGCATGTGATGTGATGTGGGGTGTTCCAGTGACACAGTAACCCCAGAAGGATCACCGTGTCAACCAGGCACTCAGACACCGGGGAGGCGTCGCACAGGCGGAAGCGAGGGGCCAGGAAGATACATATCTCTAATCTGCTGACCGAAGTCAGGGTTAGCTTCGATCAACCGTTGGACGTCCTGTGGCGTAAGACCCTTACGAGCCCTACGCGCATCTCCGGCACCGCCACCGATTACGAAACTAGGGTCAGTCGCAATAAGCTCCTGAGCTTTAGAAGCGAGAACGCTATTTAAAAACTCCAGAGCAAGAGACGAATCCACGGAATCAGCGCCCTTTTACCTTTTGGTTTATATAGTCTAACAATCCTTTTAATACCTCAGAACCTCCAAACTCACCTTTGGTTGGATTAAATCGCTCTTGAGCTAATCGAATACCTTGTTGGAGTGGGTTTAAACTCGCTAACCGTGTAGCTTCCTTTTTCTGCGCTGCGCTTAACGGTTTTATTTGCGCAACCAGGGGTCGCTCACCCACGCGGGCAGGAGAAGCTATTCCGGTTCGTGGCGCAGTGCCAAGGGCTTGACGAAGTTTAGGCACGATACCTTCACCAGTTTCTTGGCGGACAACTTCATTCAATGCCCGAGCTGCTGCCGTTCCGACCAAACCTGCTCCAATCCCAGGAGCAAGAGGAGCTGCGGCAGGGGTAGCTAGAACAGCAGAACTGGCTGCAGCAGCAGGAAGGCTCTGTAAAAACTCTCGCCCCATCTGAGCACCCATTGCAACAGGGCCTTGCGCGTAACCCGTCTGGATTGCTTCAGGCGAGGGAATAAGATCTGCGACACCAGGAAGCAGTGCAGAAGGTGTACGACGTAAACCTTTCGCAAGTTCGACCGCACCGCGCGCTGCGGCAGTAGCAGGCTCCGCACCGAAAATCATCATTCCAAGCGGACTGTACTGTTTAAGCGGATCAAACTCAGTTAAAGTTGCTAACTTATCCCCTACAAGGTTGGTGTTTTCGTCCAGAGGATTACGTCCACGAGAGACAGCCATTCCAGAATCAGTATATTTTTCAAAACCCGGTGTAGAAATGCGTAAGCCTTCCCTAAAGTTGCGTAAGGTTGGGTCGACATATTTGTCAAGAAATTCACGTGTGATTACATCACGAGCAGCTTTAGGTACATCAAAGCCACTAAGTAGATCGCTTTGGCTGAGATAGTTAGACCCACGCAGAGCGCTTACAATATCAAACAGTCGAGGATGCGTCTCTAATAATGCAACAGAAGGAGGGCTATGAAGAAACTTGCGAACGCTAGCTATCCCTGATCTAAACCAGGGAGATTTATCCGGTGTTTGCTCTAAATCGCGGGCTGCTGTAGCAATGTCAAGAATCTGATCCGGATCGAGTCGAGTCTGATCAGGTCTGCCGGGTAGAGCTGTAGAGAAATGGGGGAAACGCTCGCCCTTTAACTCACTCCGAATTTTACTTAAAACCGGATCACTTGTTACAGTTTCCGGCGATGCTCCTAAATTACGAACTAACGCCTCATTTAAAAAATGCGCTAGGGATTCATTTGTCGGCGAAACAATACTGGGCTTATAAACACCCGGTAAACCTGGGACTGTTACAGGATTATATGCAGGCTGAATTCCGTACAAACTTGGCCTTAGATGTCCAAAAATCTCGTGAGCGGGAACTATAAAACCTTTAGAAAAAGGCGTTACATCTCCCTGAACCTGACTACCAAAAAGCTGTAATTCTTTTGCGGGATCCAAACCAACACTAAAAGCTCCTCCCGGATATTTATCGTAGTTTTCTGCAATAACCTGCTGCGTCTTTAAGTAACCAGGATCTTTTAATTGAACTTGCCTACGTACAGTATCTAAATAGTCAAGGTGTTTATCTAAAAAAGAAGCGCGGGCTGCTTCGTCAGCGTCCTCTCTGTCGAGTCTATTAAACTCCTTAGTTAAAGATTCAGGGTAGGAAGGAATATCCCGATACATATCGGGAACACCTTCAAAATTTTTCAGGCGCTCTGCCCACTCGCGCAATTTACCGTAAGTTTCTGCTCTAGTGAAACGTGGGGAGTCTATACCCACCCTGCTTTCGGGAGCCATATTTCCCAAACAACGAATAAATCCAATTTAATTTATTTTTGTAGAAACCGGAAAGAAAAACCTCGTGCGCAGGATGTGCTATGGTGGGTCAGATGCACATAGTTGCTTCCATGAACTCCCTTTTGGCTCTCGAAATCTACAGACACCTTGGCTGCTGGTGCTTCACCGACCACGATCGGGGGCTTCGGCACGAACCTTTTGTCCTCGGAATGACTGAAATCATCGATTACGTCATTAACGAGTACAAATTGGGTGATCTTATTGGTCCTTACCGCATTATTTTCTCCGCAAACAAGTTTCCAAAGCATCAAGGGCACCTTTTTTACCAATATGCGGAAGACAACGGCACGTGGTATGCCCTCTCGACCCCGGCAAAACACATAATTGACGAGGATTCACCGCGTGGATGGCTCTGTCCCGCGACTTTGGAGTTCTTTGACTACTTTCCGAAATTTATTTATTTCAAAATCGAACCCGTAAACAAGTAATTTTTGTAAAGCCACGCGGTTTTTTCGCTCTTCTGCTCACGAAGAGCTTTTTTTATGCTCGTATAATGACAGTCCAAGAGGTTTTACCCCATTTTCCCATCAAGAAAAATTTACCCTTCTCGCGGCCGCCGTCGACCAAAGCCTATATATAAAAAAAAGGCCGAATTGCGGGCAGGCCAGTTTGCTATATTGCGGCAGCCAAAGTTCCAGCACTAAGTATAACTAACTGTTCTCTACTATTTATAACTTATCAATTCGCTGCTGAGTCTTGACAATGGGAGGGGCAGGGTGGTATTTCGCGTGCCTGCGCGCAGTTCATATATGTATAGAAGCGAGCGCCGAACCGAATCGGAAGCTCCCAGCGCTGGGGTGTTGACAGGCGAGCCGCTGAGCCTGTACCTTTAGATCACTGGGGCAAGCGCCTCGGTTGAACCTGGACAATCGAATAAGGGGACAGGCACCGACGTGGTGAGGGTAGGCGAACCAGCGCCGCACCATGCACGGGCCTGATGCGGATTGCGCCGATGGTGTGCGCAATAGCCCGACGGCGGCGGCCGGACTGAAATTAGCGCGAGCAGTGGCAGGCTCACCGACCCCATAGCGTAAGTGGCATTTAGTTTTTAACTAAGCGACGCTAAATGTCAGTAACTCTCGTCAAGTTGCAACTGAATACAACCTTTGTCCGGTTGTAGTTAGTTACAGATCACAGTCGATCCTTTGTCCAGCGTATCTGTCTATGGTGCAGGTACGCAGACTCTGGACACTTGGCCCCCACCACGGCGTCTCCGTGCGATGGCGGGCTTAGTTACATGCCTGAGTTGGATTCTGTGCGCTGTAACTAACTACATGCCCGGTAAATTGTTTTGATTGTCCCCGCCAGGTTTTTATCTGTGAGGGGCCTTAATTGTTCTACCTTGTCAGCGGGTAGGGTCTAAGTTAGATCACATGAGATCATCTTAGATCACGGAGTTAGATTCTCTCCCTCTGAGTTACTGTTACTCAGACTGAGGGATTCACCCTCATTTGTTGTTAGCTGCCAGCTCTATTGCTGGTGAATGTTATGGACATCATCACGAACAATCAGCCCCGCCAGCCTATGTCTGGCCTGACCCTTGAACTGTTTGTTGGTGACAAGCAAGCTGCCAAGATTCGCGAGCAGTTTGACTACTTGTCTGATACAGAGTTCGAGGATGCCTACTTTGTAACTTACAAAGGTTACACCTATTGCCTCGACGAGTTCATGCCCACCCCTGAGGCCTGCGGTGATCTTGTCGGGTGGGATGGGTATAGCTACGACTCATTCTTTAGCGGAGTTGTAATTAAGTTCACCGAAGACAACGATGTAATCATGGGCCATTATTGCTCCTGATCATCACAACAACAGCACACCTACCTGACCATCATCATGAACACTTTCACACTCGCAACTGGCCGCCAGGTTGAGAAGAACGCAACACACTGCGTAGCCGTTAAGACTAACGGTCGATGGAATCATCAATTCTTTAAGTCTTACAAAGGCGCACAGAATGAGATTAAGCGTCTACGTAGCTACAGCGCAGATACAAACGCCTACTACAATATTCAAGAGTACAAACTGATCAAAGCTAACTGATCATCACAGCAACACACACAGCAAATCCATTTAACATCGAGATCAAACCATGATTAACTTTGAACTCTGGAATGAAGTCCCTGGTCTGTATTGGCTTACCGTCAAACTTAACGACACGATAATAGGCCACATCGCCAGGAATATGGACTCAGAGGATAAATACTCTGCAGTTGTGTATAAGTTTAGTGACTGCAAGGTTGTTAAGAAGCGTCTTGGTAAGTTTTCCACAGTTATGGAAGCCAAGGCTGCGTTACTTAAACAGCCTATTGGTGAGTTACTGGAGGTATCCATCAGCTCCGACTAACTTGTAATTAATTAGATCACATCTTCGACATCACACCTACCTGAGAATCATCATGCGCGCCATTGAGAAGCAAATGCTTTCCGCCATCTACAACCGCAAGGATTGGCGTAACAGCAACACGCGGGTAGAAGTAACTTACTTCGCCCACGGTGAGCGAGTGATTGAACGGATCAATGTCTTCCTGCATAACAATCGCATCGCACAAGTTACGCCGGATCTTGTATCAATCTGCGATTGCGGCTGGCAGACACCTACAACTAAGTCGCGGCTAAATGCACTGCTGCGTGAGTTGTGCGGCGCTGGTATCTACCAGAAGAATCATACATGGTTTGCCCACGCAATCGAAGAGCAAGATTGGGAGATCGAATCTAACTCCATCCATCACTTTGTCCGAGGTTGATCATCATGCCGTTCTACATTCAACGCCGCGAGTCTCGCAACAATATAGAAACTGTTGACGAGCTAACAACATACAGAGAGGCATGTGAAGTCTGCCGCGAGTATAACGTGGCGGACCCTACAGCTTGGCACTATGTCTCACGCAAGCCTACAAAGGCGTGGGCTGAACGTTAATCCCTCCCGCTAACGCGGGGCCAACTCACACAATCAAACCAGCATCATTAACGCCATGACAATCCGTTTTGAGCCTAATCTTGTGTTATCTAGCGGTCACGGTATCTACATTCCGCAACTGTTTTGCAACGACGTTGACGAATACCGGGCTAACTGTATCGGCGTAGATTATAAAGACGTGCAAATTTGTCAGCAGGGCCCAGATCATGAATGGTATTGGGAAGCATGGCAATCTATTCTCGATAACGCACACATTGTGAGCGATGATGTTACGTGGCGTCTACATCAAGATGAAGACCTATGGGAAGTTCCTGACTGCTACCAATGGCCAGAAGCCTAATTAATTCAACGATAACAACACCAACACACAATCACATCATGTCAAACAACTTTAATTGCTGGGATGTAACGCACACCGATACGTTTGGAGGCGAGGCTAACTACTCCTGGGTCAACCGCTCGCAGATCATCACCCACGAGTCGCTCACGCGTGTCGGTGTGATTCGTCGCGCTAAGGCTGAGCTAGGTTGGTCTGGTTTGCGCTGTGACGTACAGAATGAGGGGGACGGCTATACAATCCGCCCGCAAGGTTTGTGCCAGGTTGCGTTTGTCTCGTGGGCTGGCTTACTTGTAGACGACTGCGAGGAACTTGAGCCGGAATCCTGTAACTAATCGACTCACACAATCACCTTAACATCACATGAAACGTTTGCTCCTATTGTTTCCTTTGCTACTCACAAGTCCAGCCAGTGCTCGCCCAGTTACAGCAACTGTTTACCATGAATGGTATCACTCCCGCGTGACATATTGCGGCCAAGTGTATCAACACTGGGGCATATCAGCAGCGCACCCATGGTTGGAATGTGGCACACAAGTGCGTGTTCGACATAACGGACGTGTTCTCACTGTACCTATTACAGATCGCTGTGATTGTAATTCTATTGATTTGTCTGCCGGTGCTGCCTATAGGTTAGGCGTACCGCTTGACGGTATTGCAACGGTTCACATCAGCTACTGATATAACCACAGCGACACAAACTCCCATTAACATCATGCCCCGACGTAAGACTCTCAACGTCCAAGACTTTAAGGATTGGGTAAACAAGCAGCTTGTATCTGCTTGGCTCACACCTATGCACAAGCGTGGACTTTCCGATTCGCTTGAGCATGTCCTGCAAGCGACAGGAAACTATAAAGGTTTCGGCTACGTATACGCCGATGATGTACGTCCGTGCCTACCTGATGAGACAGGCGCAGCAGCAGTTAATCCCGCCTGGACTATCGCCCATGAATACCGCCGCATGTATTACTGATCATGATTGAGACACCAGCCTATCGGTTCATGCGCACCTATTACGACAGTGACATTGTATGGTTCAGAGAATTAATCTACGTCGATGATGATCTTGTCGGCGAGATCACAGAGAGTAGGTATCAGCAGGGCTACGAGTTGCGCAAGTTTACACCCATCCATTTAGAAGATGGTGATGTAATCGAAGTAACCGTAGTCATCGGAACCTTCGACACCGTACCGAACTGCAAAGACTTCATTAACAACGGAGGGCTCAAATGATTGAGGTCAGCGACATCGTTAGTTACTTGTATCAATCAGGTCAGGATTGTGATTCACGCTATGACACCGAGACCCTAGCGGAGATGATCATGGATCGCCTAACGAACGATGACCCTACATGTGATGAGATAAACGATCTCATCCACACCATCCACGCAGACTATCGCGCTTCTCTCTAACAATGATCAACACAAAGTGTGTACATGAGTTCGTACCTCAAGCCATCGAAGCCCTGTTGGATCTTATCCCGCCAGCATTATTGTCCGAGGCTATTAAGTATCAGGCCGACGTGTTCAATGAAGAACCGTGGGAACCTAGGCATCTAAACGCAGCAGAACAACTCTGCTTGTATGTAGAGCTAACCTACGGCAAGCAATTACTTAAAGAGTCTGCACAACTCCGCAACAAACTCGACAACTACCAGCCATGAACACTCAGTTCTTTCTTCACTACAGCGCAGACAACAACGTGCGGCGCGTTAACAACGTGCTCCACATCTGCACATCTAACGATGCCAATGGTAATCCTCGCCGACTAATTGTCTGCTTGGGAGAGTATGGACACGTTGCAGCGGTGTTCAATGAAGGACACGATTGGGGAGGTTTGTATCAGCTACACAAACCCTTTGCCACTTGGACAAACCTACACGCTGTTCGTGTAAATGTAACGATCTCCGAATTCAATAAGTGGAAAGCATTTAATCCTTCAGAGGTGTGTGGCGAAGTAGTTAAAGTAACCACGCAGCCAGAGCTACCTGCCTTCCAGCAATAAGGGAGGCTCCTATCATAATTTTCTGCGCCTCCCAGGCGCCAACAAACACGTAACTAACGCAACTGTGAAGAAAGCTTTATTCGTTTTTCTTGTTTCGCTGGGATTCTGCTTGCCAGCGCAAGCCCAATGGGCCACAACGTGCACACACGATCCCAACAGTTCAGTAAATCTACGAAACGGTCCCTCACGCAGTAACTACATCATTGCGTCGATTCGAAACAACGAATACATCCGCGTCATTAATTGGGTCTGGGGCGGTGATGGAATGCGCTGGTATCACGTAGAGTACAACGGTCTTGTAGGATGGGCACGAGCCGATTACTTATGCAGGTAAAGCACAGAAAACTTCCTCCTTGCCAATAGGCGCTCTCACTAAATGAAACACAAATTATTTTTAGTGTTCGTAGGCTCCGTTGCATTTATCGGGGCCTCTCTTGTTTTATACATCCTGCAAATGATCGTGGGAGGATTCCTACCCAACAACGGCCCAGATCCTGCAGCAAAGATGGAACCCACGCCGCAACAACGTTCGCGGCAAGAGTATCAGAAAGCTGTAAAAGAAGGGCGACAACCTCCCTTGTCCGGTGGTACGTCTACCGTGCAAACTACGCAATCTCAGCAACAAACACAACAATCACAACAACAATCGGAACCTACATATGTAGAGCCGAAACCTCAGCAAACCTATGTCGCTCCGACCCCTCAGCCAGCCCCTGCCCCTCAGCCTGCGCCAGCATCCCCACCGCCACCGCCACGTGGGCCAGGAGACCTAGATGCTCCGGCACCGCCAGCGTATTATCGGTCGGGGTCAGCAGGCCCCGGCAACATGTAAATCATGAAACTCCCAATGATTGCAGCTTTATCTCTTGCTGCAGGCAGTGTTACGGCTATAGCTGTAACTGCTGCAGGCAATCTTATTGCACATCACAATCAACGCGATGCGCACATGCAAGACATCATGTACGCACAACTTTTACAACAAACCAAACAGGAATTAAATGGAACTGCGCCTCAAGGTTCTCTGCCGCTGGATGCAAGTACAGAGCCAGGATTTCCTCCGCTGCCAGGCTCTGCGCGCCCGGAAATTATGTATAAACCTGGATTCAAGCCTCCTGGCTATAGCTCAACTCCATCGGCGCAGCTTGTACTGAGGCGCACAGACAAACTTGTACCTAAGACAAACGATCCCATCTGGGTTCTAGAGCTTGTAACTAAGGAAGGCCAAGTCTTAGAGTCCTTGCCTGCACTTACTGGCCGGGCATCTAAGCAAACCGCGAACCGTAATATCGCGGGCAACAAATCTCCTTTACCTACAGGCACATACTCAATAGATCGTGGGGGGATTGCCACGGCGCCGTTCGAAGATCCAGAACTGGGTCGCGGTTATTGGGTTCCGATTACGCCTCTGTTTAATACAAACAGATCAGCGCTTGGCCTTCACCAAGATCCTTCGTGGGGTAAAACTAATGGCGAATCAGGAACGTCCGGATGTATAGGTTTGGAATCGGCAGACGCAACAGTAAAGCTCGTCACATGGATCAAACACTTCAACATTCAAAGACTTACCGTCAAGTCCTAGCCATGACTAAAACTCTGAAAACTAATTGGACATTCTTCGCTTGTCTGACGATGATGTTCTTCGCTGGTTCCACAGCGCCTCCGTTGGCAATCCTTTTTACAGTTATTGGATTCTTAATCCTGTTTCATAGTCCAATGGATCGTATCTAATACATAGAGGTGGTCCCGCTTGCGCGGGGCCGCCGCACACAATAGAATCAATCGCACATCAATCTCAATCAATCATGGACATGTATGATGTTGATCGCAGTAATTGGAAGCGATCGCAGGCTTTTACAGACGACTGGCAAAAGGCTTTCTTGGATGCGACAGCCAAGGCGATAGCAAACGGAGTCGATGATGCCATCATCGAACAACTTTCTCAACTCCAAAAGGATTTCATTGATGTGTCTGAGGCGCGAACAATCGTGTATTTCGACGAAAACAATGTGCTTAGTGGATGTTCAGTAGATTTTATGATCTGGGCAATAGCTAACGCAGACCCGACAGAGTATTACAAGCAATACTCCTCTGAAAATCCGTTCAGAAAGCCGTCGTAATCACTAATTACTACAGAACATCGTGCATTACTACACCGTTAAGGTTGAAATCGAATCGAACAGCGGCGAGTTTCTTGTACTCGAAACGCAGCGAACCTTCGCCGCTGATGATGATGTGATGCTGTTTGCTAGTGGTTTTGCAGATGGATTCGCCATGGCACACGACGGTGCCGTCCTAGATAAACAGATCAAACGAGTGAGCTAACGCCAAGATACATAAAAGTTTTAATAACGTAGAAAATCACGTTAAGTGTTTCCGGTTTAGTAAAACTTTATTCTATAAACAGAGTCTACCAAGCTAACTTTTTATATCTGTAGATGATGTCAGTGAGCAACATGACAATGCTTAAGGAAATTCGAAGCGGTTCAAACGTAACCAGATCTGGATAGCATTACACTGCCTCCAACTTGATCATGCAAACAAGGTTCATGTCCACGGTGCGCAAACAGTTCGATGTGTTCGCCCGCAAGGGGAAAGCGGGGTGGGAATATCAGTTCTCAGTCGAAGCGCACACTCCAGAACAAGCTAAGACTGAAGCTCTTAAGGAAAATCCCACATTTAAGAAACACTTAATTGCGGTTTACCCTAAGAAGTAATCTCCTTTACATTTCTAGAATGGTAAGGACAGCGGGACGCCTGACGGCTGCTGCGTTTTTAATGGGAGTTTGAGCGCAGCACGAGCGGGGTTTGATTCCCCCGGTCCCGGCTGAGTACAAGATCATAAAACTCCCAACGTGCTACAGTAAGCACGGGCGGCACCGGCCCGACCCAACGTGGTGCATCACTTTCACATCAAACTCCATGAACATCAAAACTACAAGTCTTGTCTCATTGGCATCCACAGCTGCTGAGGCTTTCAATGACTTTGAAACAGCACAGACACAGCTAAGCGAATCTTTTGGCGTACCTTACGAAGCTGCCAAGGATAATCTTTTGCGTGACGTCACCATCGCAGAATCCCAAGGACTAGATCTGAGAATATTCGCCGGAAACGAAAGTCGATTTAAGTTTCCAGAGTTCGATA